TTATTGATATACAAGTTGAGCTCCTATATCAGCCAAGTAATCTACGCTGGTATAAATGACTGTATTTGTGATTGTTTCGCCCGTATCTTTCCATGAGCATGCTGACTGAATACCAAATGCTACATTTAAAGCAAACCATGGGCCGCCACTGTCACCACGCACACAACGCAAAGTACCTAAGCCAGATGTATGATTAGTGCCAGCTCCACTTTGGGTATTGGTAACAACTACATAAGTGTTTCCACCTGGATGATGATTCGCACCAGTAATTGATATTACTTCACCACAGCTTTGCATCAATGCTGGATTTGTTGGTGAAGTTTGTCCAAGGTGACAAACATAAGATCCTTTAACTGTTCCACTTTTTACTGCAGTACTTGTTCGATTTCGTTTACCTGTTAATGCTCGAGCTGGTGATGTAGCATCCGCATAAAACTCTGGTACAGCTTGTTGAGTAGTAGTCGTTCCAGCTTTCATAAAAGCTAGATCCATTCCAGTATCGTCACGATACATACCTGCTACTGGTGAAATAGCATATTGAGTTCCATCTTTATCTTTATAATTTAAAGGAACATTTGGATCTATACAGTGGCCTGCAGTTATAACACCGAGTTCACCAGTTGAGATCCTTTTAGCAGTAAAACCAGTCATACAATAGTTACCACCTGAATTTGTTACTAACCATGATCCACCACGTGTTTTAGTAGGGCGAATACCAGTAGGAATTTCAGATAAGTCTACTTTGACGTTGAGTAGTCTTTCGAGAGCTTGTTTATCAACTTGTTTTAGAGATTTCACATAGACTAATGCATTTCCTGTCTGCTCATTATCTAAAATCATTTCAACTGTAGGGTACGCCTTTTTAACAGCAGCAAATGATTTATTAAGATGATTTACTCGTTGTTGCTTAGTATTTGAAGCTCCTTGTATAAGGGTAATAGGGGCACTTACACCGCGCTCAATAGCTCTATATGCTGATTCCACTTCAGTTTCAGTTAAATTTGCCAGCTTTCTAACTTGAATACGTTCTTGAACATTTTTATTTTTTAAAAGTTTAACTGATGTATCTGGTTTTCTTTCTAATTTAAAAGCTTGTTGAGAATTATTATTTCCAACAACTTTTACTTTTAATCCGAAGTCAGGTCCATTATCAAAATATAGACCAGAAATAACATTTTTATATTTATCACTTAAACCTGCTACTTGGTTATCTGTACCATGCATAATAAGTAATCTTCGCATAGCTTCGTCTAATGTAACTCCATAAGATGCTGCATAGTGTTTTGCATCAAATGCTAATGTCTCAGCGACATTCATTACAGGTTTTTGTTGATTTAAATTACTATCTGCTGCAAATACACCAGTCGAAGTGAATGCAATAAATAAGGTGGTTGAAAGGGTTTTTAATTTAAATTTCTTGTATTTAGATGACATTTTTTATCTCACAATGGAATCAATTATGAGTCTAAAACCTAACATATAGTTTTTTTATAAAATATTAAAGCGTGTAACTAAATATTTTACCAATTGATAAAATATAAGAATTGATATGTTAAATAGTTAATATAAATATAAAAATAAAATCATTATAAAATTGTAAATAAATTAATTTATAAGTGGTTTTTACATTGAATAACTTTTATAAAAACATTGTTTTTAAATTTGTGATTTTATTTATTTAAAGTTGGAGTTTTTAGTGGAATTTATTTTTATGAGAAATAATAAAGGGGCGTAAAGCCCCATATTAATTCTTCCGTCTCGACTGACGTTGCTGTCTTTGCCTGTTTAAGTTTTCAAGAATAGGAATAACTTCATTTGGATCGTAAAGATGTTTGCTGTCTGTCCCTTTATTGAAGGGACGAAGTTCATCAATAATCAATTTACGAGACAGGCTATAGCGCTCCATTAACCATGCAGCTGGGACACGGTTAGGTATTTCTTCGGCTTTCATTTCAATGACTTTCCCAACATTAGGAATAATCTCATGTATGAATACCTGAGGTGGTTTTTCTGCTTCAACAACGACTATATATTTTCCCATACCTTTACCTATCTAATTACCCCTAAATACTGCAATGTTCTCAAGAGTGACCGCAGAGGGTCAGCAATACAGTCACTCATGTAGAACATCGCAGTTCTAAAATTGTTTTACTTTCTCCAAGTCGCTTCTTTAAATTTCGCCTCATCAACCAAGCTGTCGATTTGAGACGGGTTCACATTATCGTAGTAATGGTTCATCAGGTTGCCGAACACAATAAGTGTTGGGGCAGTAGAGGAGTAACGGAAGCTCATAGTTAGTCCTCCAGTAAATAATCTGGTTCGTTGGAAGCGGCATTTTCTAATTCAAAGCGACGCTTTTTAACAGCTCCCATTAGCTTTGGTTGAATAAGTGGATCTCGTCCTGAAACATCAATTTCCAAAGCATGTAAAGTGGTAAGGTTGGATGCGGTCTGGATTTGAACCAATAACGATGGTGGCTCACTATCTATAGGCTTTACTTCTGCAAGTTCGGTTAGACGTTTATGCGTAGCTTGAAGTAAAGGTTCCATTTGCTTATCAGTCCACGCACGTGTATAGCGATAAACAGCATTTACTTCTGCAGGTGTTTTTGACTCACTGACTCGTTGTAGAAGGGTATCTAAGGTTTTTTGATAATCATCATCGATACTTTCGTTTCTTTGCTCTGCTTCAGGTAATGTCCTTTTTTCAACATCATTTGATGTTAAGTTTTGGACATTTGAAGCATCGTTAATATTTTCAAATGGCGCGGGTTTAACTTCTGAGAGCTCAGCTTTTACTCGTTTATTACGTGGTTTTTTCGGCTTGTCATTAAATCCATCTTTAATTTCAACATCGCCAATTACCTGACCGAATGTCGCGCCAATAGCTTTTAGTTGCAAAATTGCATTTTCAACATCTGCCTGAGCAAAACCATTCATTACACTGCAAAGAATATCGCTATTTTCTTCATCAAACTTCGTTCTCAATATACGAGTCGGCATTACAATATAGATTTCTTGTTCTGCTTCTACATCGTGGGGAGTCAAAGGCTTAGTAAATTCAATACCCGCTAGTTCCATTAACTCAGCTTTAATACAAAACTCATAATAGGGAAGGCCAAATACAGTTGCAGGCATTTGATCAAGGGAACTGAAAGAACTATCAGCTTTAAGTACGCCATCACCAGCGTAGCGACAAAGAACTGTTTTACCTTTCTGGAGAGCAGCAAATGCTTCAGTTGCGTTTAATAAATTAGACATAGATCGCTCTCCTTATCAGTGGTGCAATGATGATGGTTGTTGTGTTTGCTGCGGAACATTTTTAGAGCTCCATCCCATTTGATCAGCACGTGCTTGGCATGCTCTATTAATACCTGCCTCATAAGTAGTACCTTTAAACTTCTTAATTGCAGCATTTAAGATGTTAGTGTCTGGTGCATCTTTAATTGCTTTTAAAGCATCTTGATATAGTTGGTCCTGAGTACGGGGTGGCTTCTGGTTGCCACCCTGAGCGGTTGTCTGGTTATTTTGATTTGTATTTTGACCTGCTGTGGTAGAGGCATTTTGTTCTAGATAGGCATAGTCATAGTTGTATAGATATTTACTTCCATCAAAATTACCGAGGTAAACATCAGCTGCCACACCAACAGCTTTAAAAGCTACTCCTAGAGCATCAGTAACGGCCTTTTTATAACCTTCATCAATCGCTACTAATTTGCCTTTGTGAATTTCAGCAATTGCTGAACCACCGTTGCCGAAAAATTCCTCACCCCAAACACCATCAATCTTGGTTTTTACTGCTACTTCAGCAAAAGCCATAATGGTTCCATCTGGAGCAGTTTCAGACCATAAACGAACATGTCTATAAGTCCAGCCATGACCAACAGGACCAAAGGCCTGAGTCATAGCCATTAAACGCCATTGAGGGTTAATATCTGATTTACCTTTTAAATAACCAATCTCAATCTTTTTAAGAAAATTGGTAGGCGTCTGCTTAACTGCATTCCAAATATGTAAGTTGTCTTTTGAATTTTCAGTAGTCATTTTTCTTATCCTTATTTTGAACCTGTAAAGCCGCGCTTCTTCTTGTAAGCTTTGCGGTCATACGAAGGGATGTGTGAGCCAGCTAAATCTTTAGCAAGTTGCTTTGAGCGCTGGAAGTTAATTTCATTCATTAAGGATGCGTAAACCTTAGGGCGCTTCGCCTTAAACTCTTCAACATTTAAAGGAGTCTTCACTTCACCTTTTACGGTGTACAGCACACTACCGTTTGCATTAGCTGCATAAACAGTCCAGCCAATACGTACAGAGTAGAGACCAGTTAAGCGGTCATGGCCGATATAGGTTTTAATGCCGTCTGGATGTGGTTTGAATTGAGCATTCATGATTAGCCTCCCATCATCCAAGATGCAGCAGCTACAGCAATCACCCAAAGAACAAATGAAAGGGCAATGAATTTAAGGAAGTCGATGACGTTCGCTTTAATAGTGGCGAAACGAGAAGGGCGCTGTTCTTCAACAGTTGGGTGTTGATATAAGCGTGAAGTCGTTTGACTAGGAATAGGGTTTTGTTTCATACTTATCTCGCAGTTTTGCAAAGCACATCGGAAGGTAGAAGAGTCGATGTGCTTTTTTGTTGTCTTGATGAAATATATGTTCAACTAATTGAACTAAAGTGTCAAGAGTTTGTTCGATAAATAGAATTAAATTGGTTCGATTTTTGAAACTTTTGGTTCTGTTAAAATTAATTCACTTTTATGATTTATTTGTATGATAAAAAATTTAATGTAGTCCTCGATGTCTCGTCAAAAAAGATATATCATATGGCCTGATGTAAAGTTTACTTTTAATTATGCAAATAGAAGCTGTTGATTTGTTCTGTGGTGTAGGGGGCCTTACTGCAGGATTAATAAAGTCTGGAATTAAGGTTAAAGCGGGATACGATATCGCCGATGAATGCCAATTTGCATTTGAGTTTAATAATAAGGCTCAATTTATTAATAAAGATGTTGCAGAAGTTACAGCATCTGAAATTTCTTCTTGGTATTCACCTAATAGTATTCGATTATTAGCTGGATGCGCTCCATGTCAACCATTTTCTACCTATAATCAAGGACGTGATACTACATTAGATAAAAAGTGGCCCTTACTTTACCATTTTTCACGTCTAATCAAAGATGTTTTGCCTGAATTGGTAACAATGGAAAATGTACCTGAAGTTGTAAAACATAAGGTTTATCATGACTTTATAAGTGAACTAAAACAACTAGGCTATTTTGTCTACTCTAAAGAAGTTGTTTGTGTTGAATATGGTATTCCACAAACAAGAAAACGACATGTTGTGCTTGCTTCCCGAATTGGTGAAATATCTCTTCTTCCTCCCACTCATAGTGAAATAGTAACTGTACAGGAGGTTATTGGTAACTTAGAACCATTAAAAGCTGGTGAAACTTCGAAAAAAGATCCCTTACATAAGGCAGCAAATTTAAGTGATTTAAATTTAAGAAGAATTAAGCATTCTATTCCGGGTGGAACATGGAGAGATTGGCCAATTGATTTGCGAGCTGAATGTCATAAAAAAGATTCAGGTAGATCATATCCAGCTGTATATGGAAGAATGGAATGGGAAAAGGCTGCACCAACTATGACCACTCTCTGCTACGGCTTTGGTAATGGGAGATTTGGGCATCCAGAGCAAGATAGAGGTATTTCTTTAAGAGAAGCAGCATTGTTTCAAACTTTTCCAATAGATTATCAATTTGCAGAAACCCCTAAAAAGCTAAACTTTAAAGGGGTAGGACGCATGATTGGAAACGCAGTACCAGTTCGGTTAGGTGAAATTGTTGGGATGAGCTTTATGCAGCACTTACACTAATTTGTTTTATCTCATCGGAAAAAGTATTAAATAGAGTTTTAGTTTGATCAAAAAGTTCCTTAATTGTGATACTGTTTGAAACTAAAGTATCCCAAGATACTTTTTTCCCTACATCAGAAAAAGAGGCACCTCCATGAGCTAAAAGTTGCCTATCATCCTTTAATGTTTTTAGATCTGTTAAATCAATGGATTCTAAAGGTGTCGTATCAATTCCCCAGTTTGAAACAAACTCTTTAATTTTACGACCATCTAAGTTTCCGTTAACTAAAAACTTTTTCTCTTCTTCATCTATCTCAAAACAAGTAAATACTGCACCTTTCGAAAAATTCCATGTATTTTCAGGATGCATGAGAACATTTTTTAAATTTTCGACTTTTTTTTGAGTAGCACGCCGAATTAACCCATAAACATAACAAACAAATTGTGAGTTCATTCTATCTAAAGAAATATCGCTATCTTTTAAGACTTCGTAAAGACCTTTATATAATTCTAAGAAAGAGCTTTCTAAAAGATTATATTGCATTAAACAAATATTAGATTTCAATATGTGTTCATATTCTCTTGTTAAACAAATAGTTTTCTTATGCTCATCCTTTAAAGTTTGAGCGAAATCAAGAAAGCTTTCAACTTCATAATATCTTTCATTAAATATTGACTGAGCAAACTCAAAATAGGACATATTGATCTCCATCTATGCCCGCCTCAGCATCATCATCATCTTGTTCAAGGAAAGGAATTGGTGATTTACCTTCAAGAATTTTTTGAAAAGAAGTGGAAGTAGGCTCCCATGGATCACCAAGCAAATTGTTGGTAACAAAAAATGTTCTATCTCTTAATTTTGGTATTGAGTTACTAGCATCACTATCTGTTAGAGTCGCAAATGTTCTTGATTCAAGCCAAGAAGTGATATTGGAGGTATAAATATTTCTCCCTGTTTCTAGTGCGAGAGATGTACCTACAGATAAAGCTTCAAATCTAATACGTGGTACGGAAGTATTGTTTATAGTTTTTTTAAAATATAATGGTTGATAATTTAACTCAACAAAATTAAGCATTTCATCAAATGTATTCTGAAATAGTTGTTTATCAAATTCTATAACTTTTTCATTATTTTGATATTTATATTTACCATTCATTTTGTCCATAAAATCGGTTAAAAATGAACTCACTTTTTTTACATAGGAGTCCATGTCAAATCTATAAGCAAAGAATCTTAAAATCATCTCTTCGTATTCACGGTTGTTAATACGGCTCTTACTGATAGGACATAATTCTTTGAATTTTGGATCTTGAGCGAGTGCTTTGATGAAATCTAAAAACTCTCCATCATTAGTACCATATCGTACTTCCATATCTTTTAATTTAGTACCGCCTGAGTTTAAACGATAAAATATTTGTCTTCTTGCTTCTTCATCGACATCTAATAATTCAATGAATCGAATAGTCTTACGTTGAAATCTTAATTGTCGTGGACCTGTTAAATCTTTAAATTTAAAACCATTTAATTCTGGTATTAAAGTCAATTGTTCTAATGCAAATAAATTATTTAAAAATCTTGAAATTGTTCTAATTCTTTGGGAGCCATCAATGATTTCTAATCTTCCTTCATTTTCGCCTTCAGAAACATCTGCTACGTAAACATATGGTATAGGTAGATCAATCATTACAGATTCAATAAATTCAGATTGTTGCTTAATAGACCATTTATATTCCCTCTGATAATCGGGCATATATAATTCTGGTACATTACCAATTAATGGAATAGGTTTAGTATATTTCTCTACAATTACATCGACCGGAAACTCACGGATATCAAAGTCTGAATTTTTTTGCTTTTCTTTAATAGCTAATTCAGCCTTAGTTTTTTGTTCCTCAGTAATTATATCGGATTCAAATAAATCAACTTTCACCATCTTTTAACCCCTTTTCCCGAAAAGCTTTTAAAGTACTGTGTCGGGTTCACAGTTTTAATATTTAAATTCTCTATTGTGACGAACCACAACACCAATTATAGAAATTTCAATTTGTGTTGAATTGTAGGTAGGAAAATCAGGATTCAAGGGAACAAGTTCAATAATGTCCACACCGAACTCATTTACCCCAATTGCACGATACTTTTTGAATGTTGTTCTCGCTATACCGTGCTGCACTTCTTGAGCAATAACAAATGATCCAGGTTTAGCCTCTAAACAAGCATCAACAACAATTTCATCACCTGGCATAAAATCAGGAGCCATACTCAAGCCTTCAACTTTTAAAGCAAAAATGCATTCTGGCTTATAGTTTTCATAAGTAGTCCAAGTCGAATCTATTGGATTAATTCCATCATAGCCCACCTCATGAAATAACCCAGCTTGAACATAATCAAAAACAGGAATACTTCTTAACTCTTTCTCGATTTTCCTAACATTACTTGAATCACTAATATTTTTATTTAAGGACTTAGAGGTTTCTTTTCCTGTTAAAAGCCATGTACTACTGGTATTTAAACACTCTGCTAATGATTCAATATGTTTTGCACTAGGACTATTGCTTCCGTTTACCCAGCCTGAAACAGTACCTCTAGCTGCATGGGTTGCGCGCATTATGTCGGCTTGAGAAAGCCCTAAGTCTTTCATGCGCATTTGAATCCTGTCAGAAACAGACTGTGCCATGGCCAAATCCCTATTATCTAGTGTTCAAAATTATGAACAATAAGTTTGACAATTACCTGAACATAATGTTCAATTAATAGAATATATTTGTTCAGGATATTGAATATGAATGTTCAGCAATTAAGAAGCTATTACGGTGTCGAAAATAACTCTCAATTATCAAAAAAAATAAAAAAAGTACGCTCAGTATTAACTAAGTGGGAAAAGGATGGGATACCACCAAGAACTCAAGCCACTTTTGAAGTTTTAACTGGAGGACAGCTTAAAGCAGACCTTCAAGCACTAAACGCTTAGGTAACGTCATGAATAAATTATCAATTGAACTCTCTGCAAGCGCCAGAAATGATGCATCTCGTATATTGCATGGTCTTGATTCAGGTAATCAAAAAGAGATTGCTGAAAAATTAAAGGTTGATCCAAGCACCATAACTCGTCTTAAAACAGACAAGAAAAACAATGGCTTGAATGAAATTGAAATATTTTGCGAGCTATTGAGCTTACTTGGGTTAAAGGTTGTACCTAAGGATTATCAAAGTATTGATAAAGAAAGAGTGGCAGCTCTTTTGGTGATGTCTAAAAGCTGGATGAACCGTATTGAAACGGTGGATGACCTTTTCCATGACGAAATCAGCGGTCAAAAGGAAAAACTTGGATATTAAAAAACCACTACCTGCGCGAACAGGAGTGGTTAGGCATTCGAATCTATAGCGAGATTAGAACATGAGCAATTTATCAGAACAACCAACTGAACTCAACTCAGAAGAATTTGTAGTAGGTGACATGGTGGTTGTTAATGAACTGGAACATAAAGAAATTTTTGAAGTGTTTGGGTTTTACTACAGCACACCTAAACGACTTTTTGTTAAGTCAGCATGCGGGAAGCAATTAGCTCTACCAGTTCAATTCTTTAGATCGGCATCAATTGCTGAGTTAGAAGCAAAACGTCGATTGAGCGTAGAAGAATTAGCGCGTGCGGAGGTGTCATGAATCAACAATTTAAACACCTTCCTGAACATAAGCAGAGAGAAGGTATCCAGTCGTGGTATGAGCCAGCTCTCAATCTTCTAAACAAAATGCTTGAACGAAACAAAGCAAATCTCCGCAAGCGTGGATACAACGAAAACAATGCAGCCATCACACGCGAAGAGTTTAGACAAGAACTCGCTCGCCAAGGCCGCATTACTTTGTATTTGGCTGGGGAAATTGAAACGAGTTTGTATAAGGCTCAAAAGATTGAATACATGGGCGGATATGTAAAGCCTAAGGCTGGTGAGTAATGAGTCTGGACGCAACCATTTGGGCTTTCAAAGCCGAGGTTAAAACCTCTAGTCAGAGACTCGTTTTATTGGCCTTGGCTGATAGAGCGGGAGAGTCTCACAAGTGTTACCCAAGTATTAAGCGAATGGTTAAAGACACTGTCCTTAACCGTAAAACGGTGATCAAGGTATTAGATGAACTTGAAGCGATTTCATTAATTAGATTTACAGGTGAAATCACAGGGAATGGTGTGAAGGTTTACCAATTAATTGGTGTGATGGGTCGTGAAGAAGCTGATTTAACCAGTCCCAAAAATGGAACTGGTACCAATAACGGAACCAGTTCCAATTTCGGTACTGGTTCCAAAAACGGTACTAGTACCAATAATGGGACCGCAACCAGTCCCAAAAACGGTACCGAGACCAGTCCCAATATTGGGACACAGAACCTATCAGGGAATCTATCAGAAGAATCTAAAAATAAAAAAACATGGTTGAGTTTGAAAAAACTTGGTGAAGAAATTCGTTTGGCAACTGATCAGGAAACTTACGAGCAGATCAAAAACGCGACTTGGTTCGATCGAGAGTTGCGAGCGTTTGAACTCTACAACGCTGAGAAGAATCTTTGTGATGAACTCATGAATTACCACTTCGCAGATTGGTTAATCAACGCATGTGGCAAATACCAAGCACGTGAACAGACAGGTTTCCGAAATTCAGGGTCGCAGGTACGGTGCTCGCCGGGCGCACCGTACCAGTTGAGCGACAAACAGGTTCACACTTTCGCTCAAAAACTCTCACAACATCCTGAGTTCGCAAGCCAGTTTGCAGCCGCAGGGGAAAGCTACGATCAACTCGCAGCACGTATCGCCGTGAAACTTAGCGATCCAGCACAGGCTAAACAATGGGAACCGTATCTCAAGCAAGTCGGGTTCAAAGGCTCATTGCAGGGGGCAGCATGACAGACCTCTACGATGTCAACGTAGCGCTCTTGGATGGTGAACTCTACGCTTTTGAAAGGGGTATTCATGTCTAGCATGAGTTTAGTTGAATACCGCGAATTATTTCCAGTGAAGACAAAGAAGCGCCGTTCAGCAAAGCAAGGTACCAGACAGCCAAGTGAAGGTGAGACAGTACTAGCAACACACTTAAGAGCATGCAAGATCAGTTTTGAGCAGGAATACAAATTCCATCCAAAACGAAAATGGAGAGCTGATTTTTTAATTACGGGAACAAAGATTTTAGTAGAGGTGGAAGGCGGGATCTGGAGTGGTGGACGTCACACAAGAGGCAAAGGTTATATCGGGGATATGGAGAAATATAACGAAGCAGCAATGATGGGTTTTACAGTTTTACGGTTCAGCACAGAGCAAGTTAAAGCAGGCGTGGCGATTAAACAAATTGAGCAATTGGTGGGATGAATATGAATATGCCAGTACAACACATTTTACAAACGGTCGATTGGTCTAAATATAGTTTTGAAGAGTGGTGTCGTCAGCTAGGAGCATGGCTAAATGGTGATACTGAAACAATGGTTAAGATTGTTAAAACGATGCCTACTAAACGTATCACTCAAAAACAACGTGAAAAACTAATAGCTATATATATGAGCGATGAAAATTTAAAAGATCGCTTGTGTATTCGCCGTAAGGGTACTTGCTGTCAATTAAACGATAATGAAGCACGGGCAATCCATAGGTTGATTATTGATATTAAGTTGATTGAAGACCAAATTTTACAAGAATGGATCTCAGCAATTTGGTCACATCATGTTATGGGCAATTCATTACGTGATATTGCTCAAAGTAATGACACGTCAGTTAATCAAATTAGACAAGATTTAAAATGTGGTCTTGCTTACATCAAAAGCCGTAACCTTCAATTTAAGTTCGAAACTTTTGAAAAAACTACTTGAGTGTGCGCACGGGGTATGGCATATTTGTGATAACTTGGCGAACTCGCATTTAAACGCCATTATGAAAAGCTCGCATATTCGAGCTTTTTTATTATCTTAAAATAACAACCTGATATAATTTAAATAACAAGTAGAACTAAGAGACTTTTGAGATTTGAATTCTTATATAAATATTGCTTTAGAGCTTTTTAAGCTACTAACACCTTTTATTATTGCGTCGATTGTTTACTTAATTTGGCATAAGCAAAAAGAAAAAGAGGTGATCGCAACAGAGGCTAAGAATACAATAGCTTTATTAAATACAATGAGTAGTATGACGGATGAGCTATTACAGTTAATACACGCTACGATTGATACTTATCCCACTAGAGAAATTCACAAAAACTTTAAAGACAAAATTGATGAATTAGATAAAAAAAGGTTAGAAATATTTTATTCAGCCCTGTTTATTTGTGATGCTAAAGAGGATATACCATTAGAGCGTATTTTCGCGCAACTAGATTATGAATTTAAATCAACTCTATCAAAGCTCAGGATATTTTCTCAGGAATTAACCATGGGAGTAGATGTTAATAAATCAAAACCATTAGCTGATAAATATTATCATGCTTTGATAGTGAATAATTATGCATATAAAAGAATTCTATTAGAGTTTGCATTATACAGAAAATAGTTAATTTCATCATTTTCTTTATAAATAATTAGGATAGTTCTTCTCACTCTAAACGGCATTTCACAGTTTAGATTAAAGATAACTAAACTGTATTTATTAACAGCTCATTATCCGATGGTTTTTTTGTTTTGTGCTATAGTCCAGTTTGATTAAAAACTGGTAAGTAAAATGTATATCTGTATCGGAGGTGATTTAGACGGTGAAGTTGTAAATAACCGTGAAGGAACGTTCTTTAAGGCAAGTGAAATAGATACCGATAAGGAATCAACATACAACCGCCAGACTTATATCATTGATGGCAATACAGTTCGTTTTTGGCTTTGTGCAGAGTTGCCTTATGTCGAAACAACTAAAGTAGCAAGCAAATATTTAGAAGATAGATTTAGAAATCGTTCTTAAATTATTTATTTCAAGTATTGGTCATGCATGGATAAGGTTTTTAAAAATTAAATAATTTAATATTTGGTAAAATTAATTTGAAAGAAATTATTTCAATTTATCTCTTTTAATCCATATATTTTGTGGATCAGTTAACAAAACCATAATTATTTTATGGTTTTTTTAGTTTAGCTTACTAAGAGCTTTAACTAATTACTTTCAAGTCTAATAAACTTACTCTTCTTTACCTTTCTTCGCTCATAATCATACCTATAAAACATTATCCATTCTTAATTTAGCACTTTATAACTAGAAGGGAGATAGAGATGGCAAAGTACCTAGCGATAGCTGATAAAATTTATAAGAAGATAAAAAAAGATAATTTATTCAGTCATGATGTTGCGGAAAATCTAAACTGTGTTGTTAGCCAAATTCGAAAAGCTATAAAAGGAACAGAGTTTAAGCTTAAATATAATTATATTGATTTCGATGAGCTCTTAATAAAGCCATTAAGTGAATGCAAAGTTAAGATAGATCTTAGTGTAATGCCAAGATTTGAAAGTGAAGGAGAATACATTCTTTGGTTGGCAGGTTTGATTGAAAGAATTACCGAAGGCGGTAAAGCTGAATTGCCACCAATCTCGCAGTTTGTTCCACCCGGTTTTAAGCTTTCAATGGACTCTTTACCTTTGACTAAAGTTACTCCATCGGAGCAACATGCCGATATGATTATTAATTATTTCAAATCTGAAGACTTTTCTAAAGCCAATAAAGTGCCTTCATAAAATTATAGAAGTGTCGGTCCACAATGCTTCTGTATTCTGCTGGATTAATTCAGCTACCGCCACTTGGGGCGGTTTTTTCGTAATGGCTTCCGTAAATCAATTTTAATAATTTAAGGTTAATAAATGAAGGACAAAGCAATAACTGATATTGCAAAAATTTTAGTTGCTAATCATTTCATCATTAATAAGGAAACTTCTTTTGATATCGTGAAAATACTAAATCCACTGATTAAAGGGTGGGATGAGTTTGGTGATAATGGTCCAGTTGTGACAATAATAACCGACTTGAATGGTATAGCTTTAAAATCAGAGACAACTTTAGGAGAGATTGAAAAGAATTTTTCTTGGAATGAAGTTCCAAATGGATCTGATCTTGAAGCTGTACTGAGCTTTTTACAAAAGATCCTGCACGAATATTTTTACAGATGAATAAGCTAATAACTTAATTACAAGTTTAGTTTTACTTTTGACAAAGTTTAATTTTACTTAAAAGTTTTAAACATGTATTGAATTTATATCTTTTGATAGATAAAATAGGTCTTGTATATTACTGCGCTGAAAGTTTTTCTTTATTTGTGACCCGCTTCTTTTAGAAGCGGGTTTTTTTAATCTTTAGGTTTTATTTGCCGGACGTATTACGGCAAAAGAGAGGCCCTGCTAAATATCGATTATTGGTGGGTCTCATCTTTTTTTTAACTATTTTTAATCTTTGGCGATATACTTTCTCAATAAAATTAGTTTCTTAGAATTTTGATGAATATGAAATTGCATTTAATAATAAGTTTATTGTTTTTGGGTCTTGTTTCATCTCAGGCATATCCAAAATCAAAATTAGAGTTTTTAACAGAGGCCAATGATCTATTTAATGCACGTGAAGAGGCTATCAATAGATTTCAAACATTAGGAATGCTTTCAGAAGAAAGACAACTTAACTTTAAAGAACAGTTAGAACTTACAAATTCAGTGTGTGATCTGGCTAATGCAAATGAGCAGATTAAAAAATTCTATAATGATAATTTTGAACAATCTCAAGAATTAGCAAAAGAGAAAACCACTCGTGAACAAATGAATCTGGAATTTGATAAAGAAAATCAGTCTTATCTTGATATTGCTAAACAATTAACTGGTACTCCTTATGAGTGCGGTAAGCAGAATTATAAGAAGTTGCTGTGATAGTTTTACTATTTAAAAACCACCTTTGAGGTGGTTTTTTATGGGACATAATTTATGAAAAACGAAGTTGGCTTTCATGTTCCTGTAAGGCCTATGCCTCCCGAATGGCTTTTTGAAATGGATACACCAAACTTTGCACCAGCTCCTGAGATGTGGGAATGGATAGGCGAAGTATTTCTAGATCCAAAATCTAAATTATTCAATCCAGATCATTTGCATTTACGGTCATTTCGATATCCCGATATTGCAGTGATGTGGGCTAGATCTGGTTTTAAAAAGCAAGGTCGACAGGTCATTGGTGCTTCTGAAAAAGTCATGATCAATGCTGGTGGCTGGAAGAAAGAACGACAAGAAGAACAATTCATCCAGTGGTTTAACCATATTCCTGAATATCTGATTACTTTTGATGCTTCTTATTCACAGATTGCTAGTGACGTGAACTTTTGTGCCTTAGTTGAGCATGAGCTTTACCATATTGCACATAAGAAAGACGAATGGGGAACACCAGCATACAACAGGGAAACAGGCATGCCTAAATTAGCTATACAAGGGCATGATGTTGAAGAGTTTACGGGTGTAGTTCGTCGATATGGAGCAAGCGAGGATGTCAAAAGAATGGTTGAGGCTGCAAATACAAGACCTGAGATGTCACGTGCTGATGTTCATTATGCCTGTGGCACTTGTTACTTGAAGGTGGTTTAAATTTTTTTGCCACTCTACTTGGACGTACTTGGACGGATAGAGATAAATGGCGAGGCTAAATAAACGAGTAAAACTCTATATAGTACGGTCACTTGCTACCTATGAGACCCCCACCGAAACAGTGAAGGGCGTCCAAGAAGAATTTGGTATTACCGTCACTAAACAGCAGTGCGAAGCATATGACCCGACAAAGAAGACTGGGCAGGACTTAAGCGAAGAATTTAAAACTGAGTTCTATAGAGTCCGCAAGGAGATGAACGACAATCTTAGTGCTATTCCAATTGCAAACATTGCATATCGCCTTAAGCGCTTACAGCGATTCATTGACTTGGAACAATTTAAGGAAAACCCAGTCATTGTGCCAAGCTTATTAGAGCAGGCAGCTAAAGAGGTTGGTGGACTTTTTACCAATCGCAAAGAAATAACAGGGAAAGACGGCGGACCAGTTCAAACGGTTAATTCAGATATTCCTGTTCCAATGGAAGAGTATTTAAAAGCGCGGAGGGAGGTCTTAGATGAGTACTAATGCGGCTCGGGATAAAGCCATCCGGATCGAGGCGCAAGAAGATTTATATTTCTTCACAAGGTACATGTTTAAGGAGCGCCGTAACTACAAATGGATGCAGAACTGGCATCACTTAGAAATCTGTGAAGCTTTGATGAAGGTTTATCGCGGTGAGACTAAGCGGTTAATTATTAACGTCCCACCTCGATATTCAAAAACTGAAATTGCCGTAATTAATTTTATGGCTTGGTGTTTTGGAAAGAATCCCGATTCAGAGTTTATTCATATCAGTTATTCGGCAATGCTTGCTGCAAATAACGCATTTCAGACTCGCAATATGGTTCAAGAAGAGGCTTATAAAAAGGTCTTTCCTGATCTTAAATTGCGTGATGATAGTAAAGCTAAGGACTTCTGGCGTACAGCTGCAGGTGGTGTCTGCTATGCGACGGGTACTGGCGGTACCATTACTGGTTTCGGTGCAGGCAAAATGCGTGAAGGTTTTGGTGGTTGCATCATCATTGATGATCCACATAAGGCCGATGAAGCAAAATCAAAAACTATCCGTGAAGGTGTAATTGACTGGTTCCAAAATACACTCGAGTCTCGTACTAACTCACCGGAAACGCCAATTATTGTCATTATGCAGCGATTGCATGAAGATGATCTGGCAGGTTGGTTGTTAGGGAAAAGGGAAGACGGCTTACCAGCTGAGGGTGGTAACGGTGAAGTGTGGGATCATCTTTGCCTTTCTGCAATTCAAGAGGATGGTTCTGCTTTATGGCCAGCTAAACACAACATACAAAAGCTACGGCAAATGGAACAAGCTGCACCGTATGTTTTTGCCGGACAATACCGTCAAATGCCTTCACCGCCAGCTGGCGGTTTTTTTAAGCCTGACAATATTGAAATTGTTGATGCTTTACCTGCTGATATTGTGAAGCAAGTAAGAGCTTGGGACTTTGGTGCAACTGAGAATGAGGGTGACTTCACCGCAGGTGTGAGAGAAGCTTTAGGTGCAGATGGCTTTACTTATATTGTCGATGTAACCAAAGGGCAACTTGGTCCAGACAATGTCAATAAACGCTTAAAACAAGTCACTGAGTTAGATGGGATGGGCGTATCGGTAAGGATTCCTCAAGATCCTGGACAAGCTGGTAAATCACAAGCCAATTCATTCGTAAAAATTCTTGCAGGATATGACGTCAAAGCTAAACCGGTTTCGGGTGACAAACTCACACGAGCTCAGCCTTTTGCGGCTCAAGTTAACGTGGGTAACGTCAGAATGCTTAGAGGCGATTGGAATAAAGACTTTATTGAAGAGCTTCGAAATTTTCCGAATGGAACGCATGACGACCAGGTTGATGCTGGTTCGGATGCATTTAATGAATTGAATGGAGGTTTTGAAGCCTTCTTTGCTGATATGGGATTTGCTCGATGAGTGACGTAACTTTTAAACATCCTGAGTATGTTAAAAACTTGCCATACTGGCAGAAGCTAGATGATGTTTGTGAAGGTGAGGATGCAGTTAAAACTAAAGGTGAAAAATATTTACCTAAGCCTAATGCACATGACAAAACGCCAGCAAATAAAAGTGCTTACTTAGCTTATTTGACACGTGCTGTGTTTTATGAAGTTACAGGTACAACGTCAAACAGTTTAGTGGGTGCTGCGTTTGCTACAGATCCAAGCTTTAAGTTTCCAGCTCAGCTCGCTCATTTAGAGCGTAATGCTAACGGCGCAGGCTTAAGTGCTTATCAATTGGCTCAAACAGGGATTCGTCATTTATTAAAGCATTACAGATGCGCCCTATATGTTGACTACCCAGCAGTGACACCGGCACGAAATCTTGCAGAGTTTAAACAGCAAAAAGCGTATTCGATGATTCACTTATTGAATGCCATTGATGTGATCAATTGGGATTCAATGATGATCGATAACCAGAAAAAGCTTTGCTTGGTGGTCATCCGTGAATTTACTTCTGAACGTGGCAATGATGGCTTTAGTAAAATCGACGTGGAGCAATACCGGGTTCTTCGTTTAGAACCTGAGAGTGAAGGAAATTACATCTATACAGTTCAGGTTTACACCAAAGGAGATAAAGGTACTTGGGTGGGGGGAGAAAAGAAGTCACCAACTGATTATAACGGTGATACTTGGTCATATATTCCTTTCACCTTTGTAGGAGCAATTGATAACTCCGAAGAGATTAAAAAGCCTCCATTGCTTCCATTAGCTAATCTTAATTTGGCTCATTACAGAGACAGTGCGGACTTTCAAGAGTCCGTTTTTTATATGGGCCAACCACAGTTTTATGCAAAGGGAGTCAATTGGGCTTGGTACGACGAGGCTAAAAAGCGTGGCATTTATATCGGTGCAAAAGTCCTTTTACCTTTACCTGAAAACGGCGATTTGGGGATTGTGCAAGCAGATCCAAACACTTTAGCTCGGGAAGCTATGAAGGATAAATGGGAACAGATGAAAGAGATGGGTGCGCGCTTAATTGAAAAGGGTTCAGCGGCCAAAAAGACTGCTACTGAATCTAACAGTGATGACGCCGTGCAGCATTCCGTTCTTTCACTTTGTGTTGTGAATATGAATGAAGCTTTTTCTATGGCTTTAAGATGGGCAGCTAAGTTTGTAACGCCTAATGTAGATGTTCTGACTAAAGATGAACTGATGTTCGAAATCAGTCAGGAATTTAACAAGCAAGGGTATCAAGCTGAACTAGCACGTCAATTATATGAGGCAGCTTTACAAGGCCGTTCTTCATTTAAATCTTGGTGGGAATATAACCAAACTGGAATGTTCCCGAAACAAAAGTATAAAGAAGAGCTGGACAACATCGAAGGCGAAAAAGACGGGACCGTGAATCTATAGGTAGGATGATATGGCTAAAGATAATAAAAATCTTTTGGAGGTACTCACACAACACCAGGCTTATCTTTATCGTACTTCTTCGCAATCAGTAAATGAATTATTAGGTTTGTTCAATGATGATACGAACGCAATGCTTTCAAAGCTTCGTGATTTATTGGATGAACTTAGTGATTCAGAAAAGATAGCTTTAGCTGGAGGGAAATACACAACTTCAAACCTCAGGGAAATAAGAGATTTAATTTCTCAATGGTTTAGTAGTGTAAATACAAGCTTGCCGGAAGCTTTCGCCATTTCAGCTACAGCAATGGCCGTATATGAAGCCAGCTATATGGCAAAGTTATTCGGCGAAAAAATAAATAAGCCCGAAGGTGAAAAGCTTTATTCTGCTGCCAAAAAAGTTCCACTTACAGGCGGTGCTCTTGTTGATGATCTTTTATCAAGAATTGCAGAAAGTGCCCGCCAAAAAGTTGAATATGCTATTCGTGATGGAATCAGTACTGGAAAAACGAATCAACAAATTGTTCAGCGTATTCGTGGTACCAAACGGCTCAACTATGAAGATGGGATTTTGAACGGTACCAAGACTGAAATTGACCGCACTGTTAGGACTGTGCGCAGTCATGTAGCCAATCAAGCTTATCTGAATAGCTTTAATCAATTAGGTTTTGAATATGTGAGCTTTGTTAGCGTTCTAGATGGAAGAACATCAAAGTTATGTGCTTCACTTGATGGTTCAATCTGGGAAATAAACGACCCCGCTAAAAGTGTACCGCCGTTGCATCCTCATTGCCGAAGTATTTTGGTACCTGTTGAGAAAGATGGGAAACTTCCAGGGGAGCGTCCCTTTGTAATGGATGAGCGTAAAGTCAAAGACATCCCTAAGGAAGAGCGAAGCCAATTAATAGGGCAATTGGATGCTAATATCACATTCAAAGAGTTCTTTAAGAAAACTGATGACTTTTTCCAGAAAGAGTGGCTTGGGCCGAAGCGGTATAAGCTTTATAAGGAAGGGAAGTTTGATTTTGAAAAGTTCTTTGATCCTGAAGGCCGTTTCTATAGCTTAGATGATTTGAGAAAGTTGGATGAAAAAGCTTTTAAAGAGTTGAGCCTATAATATTTTCTTATGTTATATTTTTTAAAACATTAGAATTTAAACAATATGAAAACAATAGCTTTTGTTTCTCTTACTCTCATCTCAATCACTTGTTTAGCTGAGCCAAGTGAAAAATATCTTAAAGAATATGATCGATTGTCTGAAGCTTTAGAGTCAGCAATGTCAAATGCATATTCTTTTGATCCTACAACTGGCCAAGTAAAACAGGCTGCTCAAGATTTAGAAGCTAAAAATAATTTGTGTAGAGCGGCCCAAGCGAAACTAAACCTAACCACTTTTTTAAAAGACAATTTAGAGGAATCTAAAGAGCTCTATAAATCTTTAGATGGTGCAGAAGCTCTAGATAAAAATTATCTTAGTGGACAACAGCAGGAACAACAAACTCTCGTTTCAAATTTGAAAAAAGACCTTGTTGGAACAGGATTTAACTGTGAGTAATTATTGCCGATGACAGGCAATCGTAAACTCACTTAAGACACAATTTTCACCTATGTAAGCGCCTTTTGGGCGCTTATGTCATTTATGGAGTTTGGCTTATGATTGAATCAAAAGTTAGGCATTTAGTACTTAAAAGAGTTTCAGATAAATCTTCTCATCTTACTCTTTGTGACGAGGAAACAGGTATTCCATTAGCTGGATTAACCTCTGTAAAAATGAATTGTAGTATTTTTGAGGGTCCAGCGACTATCACGGCAACATTTGATGTAGGTGGTCCTCAAGGCATCCGCTTAGTTGGTGATGAACCTAGATCAGAGGTTTGGAATAAAAAGTAAACGTAGCTAAAGGTGGTAAAAATGTCAGAAATATCAGTTGCTGAATATGTAAATAGAAAAGAAGAGTTTGAGAGAACACTAACAGGCCATATTGCTGAATTGATCAGTAAATTTGAAAAAGATACAGGCGTAAATGTTCAAGATGTTTATGCGAATTTTTCTAGTGCTACATGTTTGGGTGGTTCAGAAAAACACTTTCTAACTGGTGTGACAGTTAAAACCTCAATTTCTAATTAACCCATTTTACTAATTCAATAGCACCTTAGGGTGCTTTTTTTGTGAGAAGAAAATGACCAAAGAAGTAACAGAGCAAGAGTTAGTTGAAAAGTCTGTGGCACCTCGAGTAACTAAAACTCAAATTGATGCATTGATGGAGCGCGTTACTTATACGGTTGAGCAATGTCCTGGAGACACAACCTCTACTTTTGTTCATGCATTTTTAGATGGAAAGTTTTTTCTAGCTTCTGGTTTTAGTGCATGTGTGAATGCTGAAAACTTTGATGCAGAAATTGGTGAACGTATGGCTCGAGGTAACGCAGAAAAGCATGCTGAAAATAAGCTGTGGGAACTAGAAGGCTACCGTTTATTTGCTTCGAACTTTTAAATTATTAAATTGAATTCAAGCGTCCTTAGGGGCGCTTTTTTATTGCCTGCCGAAAGTGGATGCAGACGGCGAAACTGGGTGGATGCCCATTTTGAAAATATAGGTTGGATGACCAATGAAACTTAAAACAGTAACGATCGACGGTAAGATGTATGCGGAAGTAGAAGGTGATAAACCTATCTATGTGCATGATGATGGTAAAGAGATGCCACATGATGCCGCTCACTCTGTAGCAACTATTGCACGTTTAAACAATGAAGCAAAAACGAACCGTGAAGCGAAAGAAGCGGCAGAAAAAGCCCTAAAAGCTTTTGAAGGGATCGATGATCCTGTGGCAGCTAAGAAAGCAATTCAGACAATGCAAAACCTTGATGATAAAAAGCTGGTGGATGCTGGTGAAGTTGAGAAAGTGAAAGCTGAAGCTATCAAAGCTGTTGAAGATAAATACGCTCCAATTGTTCAACAACGTGATGCACTTGAAGCTTCTTTACATAAAGAGCTTATCGGCGGTGGTTTCGCTCGTTCTAAGTACATTCAAGACAACATTGCAGTTCCAGTTGATATGGTTCAGGCAACCTTTGGTAATCACTTCAAAATCGAAGATGGCGAAGTAGTTGCCTACGACCAAAAAGGCGAAAAGATTTATTCCCGTGTCCGCCCTGGTGAACTTGCAAATGTTGATGAAGCTTTAGAGTCCTTGGTTGGTGGATACCAGCATAAAGACTTAATCCTTAAAGGTGGTAAAGGAAATGGCGGTGGTTTCCAAAGCGGGGGCAAAGGTGGAGCACCTGCAGGTATGAAGCGTAGCGAGATGTCAGTATCTCAAAGAGCAGATTACATCAAAGAACATGGCCAAGAGTCCTTCTTAAAACTACCAAACTAATTATTAAACATTTGGAGATAAGTCGTTATGACTACAACAGTTAATTCAGACATGATCATCTACAATCAATTGGCTCAAACTGCTTATTTAGAGCGTTTGCAAGACAATTTGAATGTCTTTAACGAGGCATCAGCTGGAGCGATTCTTTATAAAAACGAAATCATTGAAGGTGATTTTAATAAAGAATCATTTTATCGTGTTGGTGGCAGTATCAAGCACCGTGATGTGAACTCAAACGCTAAAGTTAACCATGAAAAAATTGGCGCTGGAGAATCTGTAGGTGTGAAAATTCCGTTTAAATACGGTCCTTATGCATCTACTGAAGAAGCTTTTAAGCGCCGTGCTCGTACACCTGAAGAGTTTGCAATGATTCTTGGTTATGACTTGGCGGATGCTTTAGTTGCTGGGCGTTTACAGTACAGCTTGGCTTCATTAAAAGCTGCGATTACAAGCAATCCTGATATGGTGGCAAAAGGAAGTATTGCAGTAGACGGTCGAAAAGCATTAACACGTGGGATGCGTAAATTTGGTGACAAGTTTGGGCGTATCGGTTTGTGGGTAATGAACTCAGACACCTATTTCGATATTGTTGATGACGCAATCACTAAGCAGATTTATGGTGAATCTGAAATCGTTATCTATGGTGGTTTACCAGGTACTTTAGGTAAACCTGTACTTGTTACTGACGCTGTAGGCGATAACGATGCATTTGGCTTGCAGTATGGTGCTGTGACTGTAACTGAGTCACAAGTACCAGGCTTCCGAGCATACGACATCAATGATGAAGAAAACTTTGCTATTGGGATGCGTGCTGAAGGTACATTTAACCTAGATATTCTTGGTTATAGCTGGGATACAACGAAAGGTGAGAATCCAGATCTTACTTTGCTTGGATCAAGTGCTAACTGGAAGAAACATGCAACCAGCAACAAAATGACCGCTGGTACATTGCTTGATTTGTCAGGTGTAACTACTGGTTAATTCTTAAAAATCTCATTTATCAGAGGGCTATTAAGCCCTCTTTTTTATTATTAAGAGTAAAGCGTCATGAAGCTAATATATACACGTGTTGCCGCAGCAGCAGCTTTAGAAGTTGGGACTATTGCAAACCCTGACTATTATGAATATCCAAATCGTAGTGCTAAAGAAGTAATCATTTTTGGTGACTATCCAAAAATCCATAATGACTATGAAGCTTTAAATATTCCAGTTGAAGTTCGCAAATTGGAAGAGCGTGCAAAAACGACTTTGGCCACAGTAAATGTTGCAGTGGGAATTATTCCAGAGCTGCAAGAAGTCATTGATCAAGCAAAAGCTGACTGTGAAAAAGTTGTTGAGGAAAACGGGCAACTTAAACAGAAAATCGAAATCTTGGAACAGGCAAGTGGTGATAGTTCAGAGTTAATTTCAGAAAACTCACGTTTAAAAGATGCTTTACTCCAATCTGACAATGCTTCTAAAGCTGCTGAAGGAAAGGTAGTTAGCATCCAAGCAGAATTTGATGCTTTTAAAAATGATGTTGCTGCTATGCAAGCGCGTATTGCTGAATTGGAAGCTGGAAAAGCGGCAGAAAATCCAGCAACAGAAACGTCGACAAATGATTTTGAAAATTGGTCTAACGATCAATTAAAAGAATATTTGGCAAGTAAAGACATTGGCTATAAGCCAACTGCTTCAAAAGCAGAATTACTTAAGCTGATCCCAAAGGAATAATGAAATGAGCTTTATTACTGTAGATGATGCAAATTCAATTTTGGGCAGCGATTTTGCACCAGACAGTGATAAAGCTCGTCTGGTTCAACTTGCAAATATCTGGATGAAAAAACGAATTGGATTTGTGCCGGATCCTATAGATTCACTTCTTAAAGATGCAGCTTGTGAAATCATTAAAGGTATTCTGGCCAAAGTAATTTATAACGGCAAAGAGCCGCTGCTTAAACGAAAGAAAGTTAAAGCTGATTCAGTCGAATCTGAAAAAGAGTATCAAGAAGGTACTGAAGCGATTTCTAGCTTTGAACAGATAGCAATTGATTTTATTGATTCGCTTGATTTGAAAGACCCAAATGCAAGTTTTAATGGCTTTGGCATTCCACTTTATAGGGCATAAATAATGGGCTTACGCGATGAACTTCAGGCAGATCTTGCTGAAGCATTTAATGAAGATCTGGAGGACACCGTTCATTCTTTTACATGTGAGCGGATTTCTAAAACGAATTGGAATCCTAAGACAGAAACTCATGTTGAAGTTAAAGAAAACTATACTGGTCGTGGTGTTCTTTTTGGCTCTTACAAACAATATGAAATCCAAACCCTTGGAGTGCTGGCCACAGATAAGAAAGCGACCGTGCTTCAAAATGAAGTGACAATGGTGCCCATTATGGAAGATGAGTGGGTTACACCTTTAGGTACTTTTCGTGTCAAACACATTCAACAGGATCCCGCTGCAACTATTTGGAAATGTCAGTTGAGGAAGGTTTGATTACTTGGTCTAATATCCTTCTAAAATAGGGGGATATATGGCTAAAGATGATTTAAAAGTAAAGATAAGAAGGGTTTGGAAATGGACTTTTATTGGCATAATAACTTTTTTATTAGTCTCGTTCTTTCTTAAGAGTTCATATCCAATCACACATCATAAATTTAACTTGGCTGATACATATGAAGTTTTAAAGGACACATTAACACTTGCAGCTGCATTTTTAGCTCCAGTTACAGCTTTTGTACTTTATACTAATTGGAAAGATCAGCATATTTCTATTAATAATGAACAAGTTAGTAAAGATATTTTAAATATTATTGATGATTTCCAGCGCTTTAAAAACATTTCAAGTTCTACATTGAGTGAATATGAAAAATTTCATAAGGAGGAAATTTTGTTTTATCAGGCGATAAATCGGTTAGTTGTAAAACAAGCTGAAATAAATGCCATAGATCAAACTTCTAAAGCTTTTATTGATAATGTACTTGAAATTCAAAAGACTTTAATAATGTTCTGGAGCTATTTTACTGCAGAAGTAACTGCATATAATCTAATACCCGAATCTCGTATTAACCAATCATTAGTTAACACAGCGCGATTTAATGCAAGCAACAGTAAATTCAAGGAAGCAGAAATTAAAAAGAATGAGTGTTTTCAAGATTTTGAAGATAAAAGAAAAAGATTAAAAATTCTACACGTATAAGAAATTTAGCTTTTGGCCCACTTCGGTGGGTTTTTTATTGGGCGCAATTTAGGAGTTTAGATGTTAAGTACAGATTATGTTCCCTTATGGCACATTTCACCCTTCCAACATGTTCAATACACATTAGTTCGAAATCAAATACATATGGACTTGTTGTTTGAAGACATGAATAAGGTTGATCCGTTCTTATCCATTGAAGGCGCAGCGGCACAAGTTGATTTCTATTCTGATGGTGCTTATGCAGTTGTTCAGTTGGGCGATACTTCAGAAAGAAAATTGATAGAGATCTATGGCTTGCTTTTACATGAAGCTGTTCATGTTTGGCAGAAGGTTAAGAAACTCATGGGAGAAAAAGAGCCTAGTTCAGAATTTGAAGCATATTCAATTCAAGCGATCGCTCAAGACCTTTTTAAAATGTATGAAGAAAGTGAGGTAAATGATGGGATGGAAGGGAAAAAAGCCAACTGATTTTAGTTTTGATGTGGCTAAAACAGCAGAGGACAAAGTAAAGAAAATTACTATGGATGCTGTTCAGTCTTTAGTTGTTTCAAGTCCCGTTGATACTGGTGCTTATCGTGCTTCTCATATTGTTTCGATTGGATCTGGTGACTATGGTGTACGTGAACCTGAAACAAACCCCATTCAGGATGCAGCTATTCAAGCAGTAAAGATTAAGTTGGGAAATTTGGTTTATATCCAGAACAATAAAGCTTATGCACCGCGCTTGGAAAACGGCTGGTCTGATCAAGCACCGCAAGGTATCTACAGCACTACTTATACATATATTACTCAAAAGTATGGTGGTTAAGATGGCAATGACTTTAGAGCAGACAAGGCAAGCTATTATCGATCGGATGCAAAGTTTTACTGGTATTGCCCAAGACAGAATCCAGTATCCCAATGCACCAGGCTTTTCTGTACCAAAAGAAGGCTTGTGGTGTAGTCTAACCATTGCAGGCGGTGCTAGCTTTACTTCAGGTGTAGCAGATAAGCCTTGTAACCGTCGTACCGGTAATATTATGGTTCAGTGTTTTGATCGACTTCATGTGGGAGAAAAAGCACTAACGATTCTCGGTGATTCTTTATTGGCTCATTTTGAACATTTCTCTTTTGATGATTTAGAATGTTTGAATGGTCAATCGATTAGAATTGGTAAAGTCACTGATTTTGTACAGTACAATGTGACTATAGGATTTACGGTGGATTGATATATGTATGAAATCTCTAAAACTAATTCCACTTATTTTTCTGTTCTTTACTTTTAATGTCAAAGCAGAAGTCGTAAGAGACGATAATTGCAATACGATTGGTGATATGGCGTTTATCTTGATGACTCAACGTCAATCAGGACTTTCTAAAGAAGAAGTTATTAAAGATTTACCATTTGATAAGCTTACAAAGAATGAGAAAAAGATTATTGATAATCTCATTGGAACCGTTTACGAAACCCCAGTTAAGGGTGAATTAAATACATATGAATCCTTAGAAAAGTTTTCGGAAATTGAAAGAGAGCGTTGCAAAAAACTAATCCAAGAGAAAATTTAAACTCAAACTATATTTAATTAAAACCGCCTAATGGCGGTTTTTTAGTTTTACTCACTACCACCTCATCGGTGGTTTTTTTATGTCTACAGGAATCACTTATGAGCAATTTTTGTTTTAAGCGTGGTGACACATTCAACTTGAATTTGCAGCTGGTTGATATGGATGAGGCTTTGCAATATCCACCTGATGATGTTCGGCGTGCCATCGATCTAACAGGCTACACGTTTACATCGCAAGTTAAATCGTTGGTGGATGGAACAGTGGTTGCAACTTTGACTTGTGCAGCTTTAAGCCAAAGCACACAGAAAGGTTGGCTTAACGTGAAATCAGGAGCAAGCACAGCTGCATGGCCTGTTGGTTTATGTCAGATGGACATTAAAGCGGTAGTAAGCGGCAACACTCAACATACCGAAACTTTGACTTTCCAAGTGATTGATGGGGTAACAGCATAATGGCGAATCTTGTATTTAAATTTAATTGGGACCACCGACCGTTCCAGTTGAATTCGGCCGAAGGGAAGCGGCAATTCATGCTGCCGTTCGCGTCGGGTATTCCTAATCTGGCTCCCAACTTTTCTCAAGTAGTTGGTACAGCAGCAATTTCTCAAGGTGGTACCGGGGCAACAACCGCAGCAGATGCTCGATCAAATCTAGGAGCCGCTGAAAAAGGGGCGAATACTGACATTACTGAAATGAAAGGCTTAACTACACCACTTTCAGTTGCGCAAGGTGGAACGGGTGCTTCTTCTACAGCAGGTGCTCGTTTAGTTCTTGGTGTAGGTGATATGGGGATTCCTGGATTTTCTGGAAGTAAAATTAACGAGTTATATGACAAGGTATCCATTACTCAATGGGCTGCCGTATTAGGTGATAATAAGTTTACATTTATATCAAATGGCGACTGGCAAGGAGGAAATGTCAGCAACCCCCTTAATATGCCTAGCCGTTATGGTTCTTTGATGTCGTATTTGGGAACAAACTCATACGGGACTTATTCTTGGCAAATTTTTAAGTCAGTTTATGGAGGACTACTTTATTTTCGTTATGGAGCTGGGGCTGATTCATGGACTGCTTGGGGACATTTAAAGACCAGTTTTAACACTTCTGTTGATGCCAACGGATTTTTAAAATCAGCATCTCCTGTAGTTAAGTTATTTAGTGATCATATTGAACTGAATGAAGACGCAGAAAAACAACCAATTGAGTTTAAGAAAGTCGATGTAGGCGATTATTTACTCAAAGGCTCTTTAGGATTTGCCCAGGAAGGCTGGTATATCGAGGTACCCAAAGATGCTAATGGAAATACAATCGTAGCTGTGGTGTATGACACTTTAGAAAATGGTGACATTTCGATTAAGACCTACAAGCGTAAATTTGATTTTGAACTTGCTGCAGTCGTAGCTGATTTAGAAACTCCTATGGATATTCCAGAAGCACGCTGGGTTGATATTCGTTTGCATGAAGAACCGGAGCCTGAGTCAGAGATACCTTATACCGAAACACCAGTTGAATTTCAGCCAACAAATTTATCCGAAGCAGTAGCTGCTGCAATGGTCGGTATGGCACCGCCAGAACTCTCAGAAGAAACCCAGTAAGGACTCGCTAATTTAGCGGGTTTTTTTACGCCCCCTATTTTTACCGACCCGCTTATGAAGCGGGTTTTTTTATGCCTAAATTTTGGAGAACTATAAATGAGTTCAGGCGCGAAAATTCGATTATATGCTTGTGAAGAAGCAGTACTAGGGACGACTCCAGCAAATCCGATCTGGTATACAGTTCGCCGTGTAAGTGATGGCTTATCAGAAAACGTCTCTACGGAAGAAAGCAGCGAGGTTGTAGATTCACGCTATCGTCAAGGCGGTGTAGTTACTGAAGCGGAAGTAGCTGGTCAGTTAGAATTTGAATTGTCCCTTGGTACTTTTGATTTATTCTTAAGTGCATTAGCCTTCAATAACTGGGCAACAAATAGCTTAACTATTGGCGGTACCGTTCGTAAGTCATTAACACTAGTTAAAGTTTTTGAAGATGTGGGGCAGGTATTTATCTACCGTGGTGTCCAGGTTAATACCGGCGAAATCACTATTCAAACAACTGGGAAAATCACCGGTAATTTTGGTCTGGTAGGTAGTTCATTCACTCGACAAACTACAAACCCAGTGGTAAATCCTGTTGCAGCTTCTACCCGACCACTGGTTAGTATGCCAAACGTTGAAAACTTGCTAGTTAATGGCCAGTCTATTCAAGGTAAAGCATGTATGCAGTCACTTACACTTTCAATTAATAACAACCTTGAAGCGATCCGCTGTATCGGTTCAGGGAAATACACGCCAGAGTTTTACTTAGAGAAGATGATGGATATTGAAGCGAAAGCTTCTTTCATGTTCTCAGCTACAGCTGCAGGTTGGATTGATGCGATCAAAACACGTGATGTATTCACTCTGGCTTTCGATATTAAAGACAGCAAAGGCAGTAAATACTCAGTCAATTTCCCGCAGCTAGAAGTTATGGAAGCCAATCACCCGGATGGTGGAGGTGATGACATCATCACTGTAGATATCAACTTTGCTCAAGTGCGGACAGCTCCAACAATTGTGCGTGCTCTTGTTTAATTCAATTCAAATCAATAATGCCTGTGGAATCCCATGGGCTTTTTTATTTTCAAATTTTTCGAGGTAGGTATGGCTTTAAAAGTTGGAATTGTACGAAGCTCAGAAGTATCGAAGTGGTGTACGTTTGAAACTGCAGGTGGACAAGCAGAATTTAAAATTCGTGGTATTGGCTATAAACCTTTTCAAGTTGCATTAGAAAAGGCGGGGAATCAAATTACATCGAAAGGCTATGATGTGATGGCAAAAGATGAAGACAGCAAGCTTTACCATGAGCTCTTATTAGATGCCGCTGGTGCCCATTTAATTGAAGACTGGAAAGGTATTGTTTTTGCTGAGATAGTAGAAGGCAAATCCGTTGAAACTGAAAAACCGTATACACCTGAAAATGCGTCAAAGCTTCTTAATCTTGGTGATATAGGTATTGTTATCTGGTCATATATTAAAGAGCAGGCGCAAAAGATTCAGGAGGAAGCTGATAAGGACAAGGCGACAATACTGGGAAAGTCATCGAGCTCTACAAATACCAGAAAACGTATGCGTCGAAAACGCCGCACGAAATCGAACAAATCAAGTTCTTAGGTGGACACATTCCGGATCCACCAGAATATTCTTATGCAGCGGATGCAATACTTGTTGCCTTTAGTACGATTATCAGAGCTAGACGATATGAGCAGGGTATTCCGTTATCCTTAGAACAGCATGCAATCAATGTTTATGCTGAGCATAATGATTTGCCTGTTGATGCTCATATATTTCACGACTGCATTTTTGCTTTAGATAATTTATTTATTGAAGAAGTTCATAAGAAGATTTCTACCAAGTCTAAAAAGTAACAAATAGCTATCTGCTTGATGGCTATTTTAGCTAATGTATTTTGACCTATAGAAATATATAATGTTAACAATAATTTATATTGAAAATTAATATGCTAGAAAAACTTTTTTATACATTGGGGTTAACTATTTCAGTGGTTCTATTAGTAAGTTGTTATAAACATGATGAAATAAAACCGCTTCCACTTTCAGTAGAAGAGCAGTTCATGCAAGCTAGCCAGCAGATTGATACGATGCTCAATGCTCTAGAGAATCGAGAGGTTTCTTTGAGCCAAAAGCGGGAAATATTGTGCAAGGACTATCCTGAAGTCTATAAAAAGCAATATATGCCAGCATTACTGAAGCTCTCACCTAATGTATATACAAAGGAAACTCTCTTAAGAGATTATGAGGCTGTGATGAGCTTCTATAAAAAAGCTTTTGTAGTTAGTTGTGGTTGAAATCATTTATAATTTAATCACTTTTTATACTTTCAAATAAATATTTTAATATCTGGATCAATATGAAAATTCTCTTAAAAGTTTTATTAAGTTTATTGTTCTGTTTTGCGCTTAATGTTTATGCCAGTGATGCTAATAATTTAGTCGAAGTAATGCCACCAAATTTACACTGGAAGCAAATCCCTAAAATTAATATTAGCGATCAGGAACTTCAAGGATATGACAGAGAGGTTATTGTAGGTTTTTTAGCTAATGAAAAGGGTAAAGTAGTAGATACGACAATCGTTAAAAGTAGTGGTATTGAATCTCTAGATAAAAAAAGCTTAAAAGCCATGAAGAATGCTAGCTTTTACCCTTATCAAGAGAATGGTTTTTATGTTGGTTTTTATGGTAAGCAGCCATTCAGTTTTGATGTTTCTAGAAAGCCGATTTTTGAATTTTTTCCTGAAATTAAGGTTAATAAAGATGATCTTAAAGGGCAAATCAGATACATGAGTATTTATTCAGAAGCAGATGATAATGGTAATATCACACTTGCAAAGATTCAAAAAAGTACCGGCTTACAAGAATTGGATAATTTTGTTTTAGATGAATTCCGTAAAAAAGCAAAATTTTTCCCTCTGATAATTAACGGAAAACCTTATCCGATTAGTGATACCACAAATTTGACATTAACTAAATTTTTTACCCATCATTATTAAACTACTATTAATTTAAAAACCACCTTTGGGTGGTTTTTCTTTATGTGACATTTAGTAACTAGTTTGTTAAATTACCCCTAAATATAGGGGTAATTTTATGAAAAAGATAATTTTTTTGGGGTTAATTTTTTTACCTTCTATTTCTTGGGCACAAACTAAAAATGTTGGTGCTTGTGAGATTTCAAAAGATAAAATTATTGTTGGTGATGTGGGGTTGGGGAAATCAGCAAAAGAACTAGTATCTAAAGAATATAGAGGACTAGAACTTGATAATGAGTTTTTTAATAAAAAAGGAAATAAGGAATATCGAGTTTCTATATTAAATAGAAAAAATGATATTTGGTTAGGTGGGCAACCAATCTATGATTTTAATTTTATAACCTATGATCCAAAAAATTATAAAATTTTAAGTTTTGGATTAAGTTTAAGATTAGATGATTTTCCAGTTGGTAAAGTTAAAGATGCCCTTATAACCTTATATGGTTTACCTAAAGTTGGTTGGAGTTTGACTCAAGAAATTGATCCTAAATACGGTGACGTCAATCAATATCATTATAGATGTAAGGACTATTGGTTAGATATATCACAATCTGGATTGGGAACTAGTCTGAGAATGTATGATAAAGGTGGGGTGAAATGAAAAAGATAATTTTGTTGAGTTTAGTTTTCCTGCCTATTTTGTCGATTGCAAAACCTTCTAAACCTATTAGTGATGATGAACGGGATAAAAATTGCCGAATGTACATGGAATTGGCTAATACTGTCATGATGCAAAAACAAAATGGTTTACCATTGATTAAAGCTTTAGAGGCAAATGATTCAGCACTCAAGAAAACTCCAAATAAAAATATGCATAAAATAACTACTTTAATTATTCGTGATGCTTATGAGCAACCAAGTTATTCAACCCCCTCATTAAAGCAAGAGCAGTTAAATGAATTTTCTGCAAAATATTACTTCGGCTGTACGTCGATGTATGAATAATAAGAAGAACTTAGCGTGAACTGATTTACTAGGATAGGTTCAGGATCAAATATGAAAAAACTTTTATTATTAATATTGTCTTTGAGTGCTTACTCAATCGCGAATGCTGGATTCAATATATTAAATACTCCAGAGGTGATATCGGTAGGTAGATGTCATATGGGATATTGTTCTTGGTCTAAATCCATCAGTACAAAGATCATATCAGAAACAAATAAAAATGTTTTACTTGAGGCAACCTTGTTGGGTGGTACTTCGGAATTTGATCCTGAAGATAGTAGAGGTGGAGATCAAGATATACGCTGGGACAAAAAACCACACAAATTAATTATCAATTGCTCATATACAAAACCATCGGTTGGAAGTGGCTCCCAATTAACAATATTGGATTTTAGTAGCGAGGATGGGATGCCAGCAGTATATGATTCTGATATATCAGTTTATTTTAAGTATTGTCATTCCTATACCGATAATGGTGATGCCCCAAAAGAGTTTGGATATATAAATTAACGCAAGTAGAGAAAGCAGCTTAGATTACTTTTTTATATAAAGGCTTGTCTGAGGCTCAGTACTTATATAAAGACCAAATTAATTTAATGCCTTAGATTGGTAATTATATTTAACTTAAACGGAACCCACTACTTGAGTGGGTTTTTTATTGCCTAGAGGAAAGTAAAAATGGCACAAGAATCTCGTTTGGTCATTGTTATTGATTCGCAAAATGCTGAACGTAACGCGCGTAATCTAGGCAATGAGCTCAATAGTATTGAACGTAAAGGTGATTATGCTTCAAAGTCAATGGATGGCTTATCTGTCTCGACACGTGCACTTGCTAGCTATATGGCAGGGTTGTTAACAGTTGGAGCTGCCGTATCAAAAATGGATGCCTATACTGGTCTTCAGAATAGATTGAAGTTGGTTACTAACAATCAAGCTGAGTTAAATAAAGCGACAGAAGATACTTTTCAGATTGCCCAAAGAACCTATTCTGCTTGGGATTCAGTGCTACAGGTGTACCAGCGCTTTAGTGATAATGCTAAGACATTAAATCTTACTATGGATGATACCGCCCGTTTAACAGAAACCGTATCGAAAGCAGTGGCCATTAGTGGAGCAACAGCAGAAGCAGCTGATGCAGCATTAGTACAGTTCGGGCAAGCACTTGCAAGTGGTACACTACGCGGTGAAGAGCTGAACTCTGTTATGGAACAAACTCCGGCATTAGCAAAGGCTATTGCACAAGGTATGGGGATTACCGTAGGAGAGTTGCGTTCAGTAGCAGCTGAAGGAAAAATTACTTCACAAGAAATTGTGAAAGCTCTAAGAAATGTTGAGTCTGATGTAGATGCATTATTTGGTAAAACTGATATCACAATTGGACAATCATTAACTCTTTTAAATAATGAAATTACCAAATTTGTAGGAGAAGCAGGGAAAGGCTCAGGAGCCGCACAAGTACTTTCTGGTTCAATTCAGGTACTTTCAAGTAATTTGAACTTACTGGCTGACGGAGCACTTATCGCTGGTATTGGATTAATCACCCGTGCAATTTTACTAAAAGGCGCAGCTGTTAAAGAGGGAATAGTTACTACGTTAGCTAGTCGTCAAGCTTCTATAACTAAGGCTCAAGCAGAACTTAGTGAAGCGGCAGCAACTTTAAATACAGCTAAAGCACACCTTGCTAATGTTCAGGCAACTAATGCTGAGACTCAAGCCAAATATGGAGCTACTGCAGCTGCTTTAAGATACACCCAAGCTCAAGCCGCTGTGACAGCAGCAACCAATGCACAAACTGCTGCACAAACCAGATTGACCGCTGCTACATCATTAGCTGGTGGTATTGGTAGCCGAGCTCTTGGACTTATTGGAGGTCCAATAGGTGCTATTACTATTGGCATTTCTGCTTTAGCCGCAGGCTATATGTATTTTCAAGAGCAGGCGGAAAAAGCCAATAAAAAGCTAGAGGAGCAAGCAGCGGTTGCAAATAAAACGGCTGAAGAACTTAAAAAATTAAGAGGAGTTGAAAAGCAGTCCGCTATTGATGATATGACCAAGGCATTGGAAGCTCAAAATAAGGAATTTAGAAAGACTGAACTTGCTGTCGGTTCTGCATTAATTAATATTCAAAACTACGCGGTTAGTAATGCAGAACTTGCCAAAATTTCTAATGAGGCACGTACGGGTACTATTAGCTATACCGAAGCCATTGAACGATTAAATGGAATGAAAATTCCACCTGACCTATATAACGCACTTAAGCAACAAGTTGAAAAATATGATGAAGGCTATCAAAAGGGAACTAAGTTAGTTGAAGGATTAAAGAATGTTGGTGTTGAAAGTAAGTTAGCTGGGAATGCTGCGCAAAATGCTGCACTTCAACATCAACAACAAGCGAATGCAATTGGTAATACAGCAACTGAAGCAGAAAAAGCATCGAAGGCTTTACAGGATTATCGGGATAAGCAAAGAGATAATGTACTTGATTCAATCTATAAATCAGGTTTGCTTGATTCGGGATATACAGTTGCTCAGGCTAACGCGATTCTAGAGCTGCAAAAAGCAAAAGGAATGAGTGCGATTTTATCTAAAGATGAAATTGATAGTGCTTTGCGAAACCTCAAAATTATTGAGGAACAACAGGAGCGTGAAGAGAAACTAATTGACTCCAAACGTAAGCAGACAAAGGAGTTGGAGCAGCAGGAGAAGATTGCTAAACGCCTTGTAGGTGTTTCGGGTAAATCAGGGATTGGTACGGGTCCTCATCTTGATGTTCGATATGGCGGCTCAATGTCTGGCCAGAAAGTATCGAATGAACATCTAGCCCGATTACAGGCAGGCGGCAAACCATTGTCATCTTACAAGATCAGTTCAAATTACGGTCCACGAAAAGCCCCTACCAAAGGGGCTTCTTCATTTCATAAGGGTATTGATTTTTCAATGCCTGAAGGCACACCGATAACGACCAATGTCGCCGTGAAAGATATTAAGACATGGTATGACAGCAAGGGTGGTGGCTATGTCAACGAGGTGATCTTTGAGGATGGCGTATCTCTTAAGTTGCTTCATCAATCGCCGAGTATGCAAAGCAAGGTTAAGAGCGGAGCAAGCAAAGGCAGTGATAAAGCTTCAGGTGATATTCAATCGCAACTTGATCGTCAGTTAGATGCTCAACGTTCACTTGAAAATGAGGTTGCCAGTGAAGTACAGCGGATCCAGAATAACTTAACAGTTAGATTGGAGGACGTTGATAAAGCAGGTTTTACCTCAGAACGTACTGCTGAAATCAAGGCAGAATTACAGCGCCGTGCAGATAATGATATTGCGATCGCCAAACAAGCGATTAGAAGTAAACTTGAGGATTACAAGGAATTCCAGAAAACCGAGGCTGATTTACTTAAAGTAAATTTTGATCGCAAAAAGTTTAAAGCGGCTCATGATATTGAATTAAGTAAATCAGAACAAAAGCAGGCTGTTGAATTAGTCAAAGAACAGTATAAGCAAGAACTCGCTCTTATGCAGTTGGCTCAAGAACAACGTGCATTTCAAGCCCGTTTATCTCTGCTTTCGGAAACTCAAGCTATGCAGGAGAGGTACAGACTTGAACGTGAGGAGATTCTTAAGAATACTAAACTTTCCATTGAAGAGCGGCAAAAGTTAATCGCGTTTTCTAAAGCCAATCAGGATAAAGAGACGCGAAACAAAGTTAATAACGCTGTTCAGAACTGGGGCGGTATTCAGGCTGATATGAATGGTTCCAGTGAGTTCTTTAGACAGGATCAGGAACGTTTTAGTCGCTTGGGCGCTGCAAATGATCTTGCAGATAGTCAATATGCTGCCACTGATCTTAATGAACAAAATGGTTTAGATAGTCTGAAGGCACAAATGGATGCTGGACTAATTCAGCAACAAGACTTTGAAAACCAGAAAACTGCAATCATTCAAGCTGCTCAAGAACAGCGTAGTCAAATTTACAATGATTATGCTCAGAACGTTAAGGACGTTGAAGACAAATATCAACAAGATCGATTGAACGCTCAGATTGCCCTTGGTGGGCAAATGATGGGTTCGGTTACTTCAATGTTTGGTTCAATGTTTGGTGAACAGTCCAAAGCTTATAAGCTGATGTTTGCTGCAGATAAAGCTTATGCAATTGCAGCTGCAGGTATTGCCATTCAGCAAAATATCGCAGCAGCTTCTAAAGTTGGTTTCCCCTATAACTTGCCTTTAATTGCTGGAGCAGTTGCACAAGGTGCCAGCATTATCGCAAACATCCGGGCAATCAAAGATCAAGGTTTTGCGGACGGTGGTTATACGGGATCTGGTGGTAAGTATGAAGCTGCGGGTATTGTTCATAAAGGCGAGGTGGTGTGGTCCCAAGAGGATATTAAACGCTGGGGTGGAGTTGGTTTAGTTGAAAATATGCGTAAGAGCTCAGGCCCTGAAGCATTTATCAATAACCATGCTACTAACAATACTTCAGTTGAAAATGTCTTTAATCGTTCTTTCCTCAGTTCAAAAGCATTTAATGATAATCAAGCGATTTCGAATATTTTTAATCAACCTATTCGAGAAAATCAGATTATTACTAAAGGCTTTGCGAACGGTGGATTTACTGGAGGTACTGTTTCAAAACCGACTGCTTCCAGTCGTTCTGATCTATTCCACGACGGAAAAGTTTACTTCTCTTCAAATGGTTTAGTTCAGGATAGATCAAATCTTGATGGCGTTCAGGATTTCACCTTAGGGCAATCCTCACGTCCTCAAGCTGAGTTTATTCCTTCTTTTGAGCAATCTTCTCCGACAATCAATTTCAAGATTGAAGTCGTGAATCAAGTCAGTGGTGCAACAGTTGAAGCAGAACAACTGGATGAAAAAACTGTCCGGATCATCGTAAAGGAAGAACTGGATAAGCAACTTCCAAAAGCGGTACCAAGATTAGTAAGCGAGGATATTAAAAATCCAAACTCTCTAATCAGCCGCTCATTGACTGCGAATACAACTGCAAGAAGAAATCGTACTTAATGATTTGAACCCTTTTCGGAGGGTTCATTTTCATAATATTTAAATTTCAAGGTGATAGAGTCAGTTGATATTTAAATAGATGGTCATGAAATGAAAAAAATAATTGTAATTTCTGCAGCAGTTTTAGGTCTTACAGGCTGTGCCATACCTGCTGTAAATAATCTCGTAAGATCTACGAATATGTATCAAGATGAAATAGCAGGTGATACAGCGAATTTAAGGGTATATAGAAGTAATATACCTATGGTGCAGTTTTATATTAGTTATCAAAATAATAAGGGCGAAAAAATTTCTAAAAACCTAATAACAAAGCAGATTTCAAATAATTTAACAAAGTATGGCTCTATGCATGAACCAAAAAAATTAAATATGCCTAAGCCCACAATCAGTTTAAATAATGGAGAAGAGTTTTTTGAGTTTAAAGTACCCGCAAATAAGAAGTTAACTTTCAGGCTTACTTCTGTTATTGGGTCAACTACTATGTATAGTTGTGATGTAAAAATGGACTATCAGTTGGAAAGAAATGGAAATTATGAATTGATCCGTTTTAAACAGATCAAAGATTTTGTGAATCCAGCTTTACTGACTGAACCATCTCAAGATGGAGCCTACTGCAAATTTGTAGTGAAAGAGCTTTTTGAAGATGGTAAAGAAACTATTATTAAATCGATTTCTTAATATTAAATAGTTTTTGTATTTAATTTAAATATCTAAACCTTGTTTCATTAAACCACCCTTCGAGGTGGTTTTTTATTGCCTGAAGGAAAGTTATGTACAAGTTAAAGCTAAATCCTCAAACAAATGGCTATGGCGTAACACCAGGTGATGATGTGAAACGCCAGCAACTGGATGGCGGGCGTGGACGTTATTACATTGATGTAAAACGTAATAGCCATATTGTCGAAGTGAACTGGAATTTAAGTAAAACCGATTTCAATAAAATGATGGCTTTCTGGCGTGTATACCAAAGCAAACCAGCTTCGTTTTTTGCGGATCTGGTGATTGACCAGGGAGCGCGTCAGCAATACCAATGCAACTTTATTCCCGAGTCTTTCAAAACTAATGAAGTGAATGGAAATCTATACCGGGTAACCGCACAGTTGGAAGTCATTCAAAACCAACCGAATCTAACAGCTGATGCAGCCTTGATCAAAGATTGGGAGGTCTAATGGATAACGAATACGCCAAATTCTTTCTCAATCGTAAAGTCGATGTCTATCAACTGGAATGTATTGAGTTATCACACCCATCTTTTCTAAATACTTATCGCGTTGTTCGAAATGATGATCGTGGTGTCTATGTCCAGCATAAGGTGGGAGCTGGTCAGGTCTATTATGAATTTCTGCCAGTTTCAATTCAAAGATCCGGAATGCTGGGTGATCTGGACCAGACACTTACCGTTTCAATTTCTGGTTTAGGTGATGTATTACCTGATGAGTTTGAACGGGTAATTGAGGGGCAATATTCTAATGTTAAACCGACCGTAAATTACCGCGTTTATAGTTCAGATAACTTGAATACACCAATGTTTTATTTACTTGGCCTCCAGCTTGCCAGTGTTGCCATGAATCATAAAGCAGTGACATTTAAAGCAGAATCACCACGGCTAAACACAAATAAAACAGGGGATATTTTCTCTCTTGATCGTTTTAGTGGACTCAAGGGGGCAGTATGAAAAGTCACGACCATTTGCTTGATAAGCAATACGACGAAGAGCATTACAACTGTGTCCATTTTGTCCATGAAGCAGCAATGGATCTCTATGGAGTAGATCGAGGTGAGGCACTTGAATTGTTTATGCAACCAAAAGGGAAAATTACCTTCCTAACATCACGTTTAAAACTCTTAAATCCGCTCCCCATGCCTAAGGAGGGATGCATTGTCGCCTTCCATCCAAGACAAAGAAACAAGCCCCCGCATGTGGGGCTTTTTCGTGAACAAAAGATTCTTCATCTAATGGAAAGCGGAGTCACTTATTTACCTGAAGAGGTCGTCATGGGAATGGGGTTTAGTCGAGTCAGTTATTATGATTAAAGTTATTTATAAGCAAGATGCATTGTCTGAAGAAAAGACAATTGAATACGCACACACCATAGGACAGTGGCTTACTTCTAAATATGAGTCCATGCCTGAGCACATCAGTATTTTTCATACCGCAAGCAATATGGATCATGCTGAAATCTCTTTTGCTAACGAAGTCACACCCAAGAATGCATTTGATTTAAAGCAGCTTGATTTTTTACCCGGTACTTTCATTGTTATTGAGAACCCGAAATGGGTTGCTGCTATCGTTTCAATTGTAATTAGTATTGCGATCGCATTTTTAATGCCTACGCCATCGATGGCGCAGACTACTCAGAATATTAATCAATCTTCATCCGCAAATAATGAACTTTCTAATCGTGAAAACAAGATCCGGGTGAATGGGCGCATTGCAGATATTTATGGAGCAGCTTGGGATACGCCTGATTCAATAGCCGTGCCTTATAAGGTTTATGAAAACAATATTGAAGTTGAGCATATGGTCGGGTGCATAGGCCGGGGTCAATATCGTATTAAAGGCGCATACGACGGTGAAACCAATATCGTTGATATTGCTGGGGCATCGGTAGAGGTCTTTCGACCAGGTGTAGATATCGTTTCAGGAGAACCTTACTTTTCGATAGGTACTGAAATTACTACGCCGCCTTTAACAGTACAGCATCAAACCTCTGTTAACGGTCAAGTCTTACGGCCAGCTGATACACAGACTTTAGAAGGGACCAATTACCTTCTTTTTGCATATCCAAACGAGATCCTTCGGGCAGCTGCTAATAATACCGATTTAACGACTAAATTTGTCAGCAATGATCGCATTGAAATCACTAATGCTTCATTTACTTATAACGGGCAAACATACGATTTAAACGGCATTTACAGTGTCCTATCCGTTGCCGACGACCGCATGACATTATCAAATCCTGCTGCGGTTAATCCAAACTGGTTAAAGCTAAAAGAGCTAACTAATCAGCAAACAGCTGCTGCATCCCCAAAGCTTGTATCCATCGGTGAGAAATGGATTGGTCCATTCATATTGGACAATATTGAACGTAGTAGAGTACTTTGCAACTTCGTTGCCACAAATGGACTTTATACAGTTTCATCAGGGGGCAATCAGGCAGCTGTAAATGTCACGATTGAGGTTGAAGTTACTCCAGTGAATGAATCAGGTGCTGCAATTGGTAATCCAATGCTAAAGCAGATCATTCTTAAGGGTTCGGCTAAGTCACGACAAACGGTTGGGGCAACGCTGGATATGGTTACATTTCAGGGCCGCTGCAGTGTACGAGCTCGCCGTTTAACTCCAACTCCTGGAGTTACAACTGTTGTTGATGATGTGAAGTGGCAAGCACTGTATGGTGCATATCCATTGCAAAGCACAACGTATGAGCATGAAACGGTTTTCCGTGCACGTACTTATGCAACGACTGGAGCATTGTCAGTTAAATCCCGCAAGATCAATTTTGATCTTCAGCGCATGTTGCCGACTTATAAAAATGGCTCAATGACAACTGAGTTGTTTCCAACCTCAAGCTTTGCTGATGCACTGGTCTCAATGGCACTTGATGACAAGATAGGACGCCGTACAATCGACGAAATTGATATTGAAAATATCTATCGTACTTATAATGATATTGTCGACTATTTCGGTACACCTTTAGCAGCAGAGTTCTGCACTACCATTGATGATACGAACCTATCTTTTGAAGAGCTGGCTACTAATCTTTGTGATGCCGTCTTTTGTACCGCTTATTGGCAAAACAACAAGCTTAAAATCTACTTTGAGCGACCTACAGATAACTCGGTGTTGTTGTTTAACTTTAGGAATATTATTCCGAATAGTTACAAGCATGATCTGACTTTCGGTGTAATAGATGATTATGATGGTCTCATCTATGAATATACGGATCCGACCGATGATAGTCGCATCAATATTTACTTGCCGGATAAAGGAGCCAAGAATCCAAAAGAAGTGAAATCTGTAGGTGTGCGTAACAAGTGGCAAGCCCATTTCAATGCATATCGGCTTTGGAACAAACTTCGCTTTCAGCGTAAATCTATCACTTTTGATGCAGCACCTGAATCTGAATTATTAGTATTACGTGACCGTATTGCTGTAGCTGATTATCGAAATGGTATTCATCAAAGCGGTGAGGTGGTAAAGCAAGAGGGCTTAATTCTTACTTTGAGTCACGATGTCGATTTCATAGCTGGCAAGAGCTATGTAATTTATCTACAAATGGGAGATGGCAGCGTTGACCTTATACCGGTTACATCTGGTTCAGCCAAGAATAAGGTGGTTTTAGGACGTTTACCAAGCGGTGCTCTAAAGCTAAGTTCAGATGATTTCGTTAATACGATTTATACGGTTGTGAATGACGATACAAAGGACTCATTACCTTATCTAGTTGCAAAGAAAGATCCGGTTGATAAGTTCTCAAATACAATCACTGCAGTGAATTACGATGTGCGTTATTACCTTAATGACAAGGACTTTATTGATGTGCCAGTTGATGATTCACCAATCTACATTCGATATGACCAGTTAGATATTAATCTTGCACGTCTATATCAGATGCAAAGAGGCGACTTGCCAACTACAGGTGAAATTAGTTTCGTGGTTGAGGCGGGTGCTTTGGTATCCAGTTCGAGTTCACTTAGAACGGAAACCAGAATGGTTTATAAGCATACAAATAACTCAGAAACTAAAGAGTTTATTATTCCTGCTGCTCCGGAAATAGCCGCAATTGATACTGGTGAATTTCCTTCCAGTCTTGTCGTAAATCTTACGATTAAGGGTGCTGTTGTGGGGCGTGGTGGTGATGGTGGTTTGCCACATTTGGCATTTGGTGCATGGACCAGTGATCCAAATTATAACTTTACCAGAACGCGCCGTGATGGATTCCGAGGCGCACCGGGTTTAATGAACAGGCACAGCAAATTGAATCTGATCATCGATGGCGGAACACTGGCTCGTGGTGGGTCTGGTGGAGGTGCTACACCAAGTGGCATCTACACTGAACTTGGCTATGGAGTGCAGGGTGTTCCTGGTGGAGCTGGAGCACCGTTTGGTCGAGTTTTGACTGGACAGCCTATCTACAATGATACTCAGGACTGGCGTTGGTATCTCGAAGGGGGGTATTTATTGGTTGTTAAAGTTACAGATGCTGAAGCTGAGATTCCAGGTAAGGGGTACAGAACTCCAAATGATGGTCGTTATGGATCCCCTTTATCCGGGGATGGCGGAGGCTGGGGCCAACGTGGTACCAAGTCCACCAACGATGGAACTTGGAACTGGAATTATCATGGCACTACTGAAGGCCAGCCAGGAGCTGGTGGTACCGCAATTATTGGAGTGGCACCACTTACGACTAAATTGATTAATGGAGGGAAAATCTTACAAACCCTTTAATGTTTTGAAAAAACTATGAGCACCCATTTCGGGTGCTTTTTTATTGCCTATGATCTGGAGGAAGGCATGTATGAACGGTCAAACAAATAGTGTAGTCGAAGTGGCTGCAAGTACGGCTGCCGCGACTGCAACAAAATTTACTTATGGGTATGTAGTAGGAGGCAGTTTGATCGGTGTAATAGGTAAAATTGATTGGGCCGTTGTCTTTTCAATCTTAATCGGTATAGCAACCTACCTAACGAATCTCTATTTTAAAAAGCGAGATGAAAAGCGTAAGGACGAGATTCATGCGCTTCAAACGAAGCAATATGAGCTGACTAAAAAACGTTTAAAAGGGGATGGTGATGAGTAGTGAAAACACCCGGACATATTTGGCATACATGGTTATTGCTATGTCATTCCTCTGTGTTCTTGGCTTGTTCTTTATTGAATATCCAGACAAAAACCGTGATTTATTAAACGTGTCACTAGGCACGTTGCTTGGGTTATCAAGTGCTGTGATTGCCTTCTATTTTGGATCTACCAATAAACAAAAGAAAGAAACTGAAGATTCAAATCATCAGTAACTATTCAACCTTAAATACCGCCTTCGGGCGGTTTTTTTTCATCTGAAGGAAAGTGAAATGAAATTTATCAATTTACAAAGAACACTTGGTGTTGCAATTGACGGGAAGATAGGGCGCGGCACTCTTACAGCCTTATTTAAGAAACTTGGAGCAAATCATAGTCGCGCTGAAGAGCTGGCATTAGCAGCTAACGTACATTTCAAAGACTATGCGATTCTCTACAATGAGCTGCGCTTTGCTCACTTCATTGCACAGCTTGCTCATGAGTCTGGCAACTTTCGATATATGGAAGAAATTGCATCTGGTGCAGCATACGAGGGGCGTAAAGATCTAGGCAATATTATGGCCGGTGATGGTGTTCGTTTTAAGGGGCGTGGACCCATCCAGTTGACTGGACGCGAAAACTATCAAAAATATGGTCGAGCATTGGGTATTGATTTTGAATCACATCCTGAAGTTGTCGCAATTCCAAGTATTGGTTTACTGGTTGCATGTAAATTTTGGGTTAACAATGGATTGAATGAACTTGCTGATCGTGATGATGTTTTAACTATTACTCGGCGTATCAATGGCGGCACAAATGGCTTGGTTGAACGTAAAGCCAATCTAGCCAAAATTAAAAGTTGGATGTCATGAAAGCTTTAGTATTGTTGTGCATCTTCTTGTCAGGATGTACAGCTCATACGATCAATAGCAATGTGAGTGTAGGTGTTTGTGTAAAAGCCCTCTAAGGAGGGCTTGATTGAGAAAATATTTGCTCATTTTATTCAACTTTTTGCTGATTTTGAGCAAAATTATTCGCATTTTTATTAAAAATTAAAGATGGCATTGTCAATTTAAGTGTTCTTGCAATTTATCTAAAATATCTTTTATAACTTTTTCATAAGTATTTGTTCTTAATGATAAGTACTCATCAAATAAGTAACTATAATTTTTCCAGAATTGATTATATGAAGAGTATGAAAGTTCATCTTCATTGTTATAAAATTTAAAAAATTGTCTATATAAGTCTTTTTGAATTATTAAAAAATTATCTCCTTGATTGGTAACTACGCAATAGTCAACCAATTGACTCATGAAGTTCTTAAATTCATATTCAGCTTCATGTACTTGTGAAAACATCAAATTCATTTCATTTCGGCTTTCTTTTACCTTTGAGTCATCGAGTGGCAAATCAATTTCATTATCCCAATCAATAATATTTGATAAGTTTGAAAAAGTATCATTAGCTTTAAATAAAGCTAATTCAAATTTTTTAAATTGATTATATGTCTTTAAAGCAAAATCGTTTTGGACCTGTTTATTATGTTGTTCCTTCCAGTCATTAAATAGTGATATTGCAATTAAAGCTGCAAACAGCGTAGCTCCTATTGAGAATATGTCTTTAATAAACGTAATCTCTATTACTTGTCCGTAAAAAGATTTGAGCATTACTATCAATATAAAACATATTGCAATTACTATTGCAAATATACAGATAGGATTAATTACATTGTCTTTATTCAGGCGCATAATACAAATAGCAAAAAATTAATTATTAATAATCAATAATTCATCCCAAGTAAAGTGTTTTTTATTCAATTTATTTCTACTCATCGGCTCAATACATAAAACACATACTTGCATCAATTTTTTTAGACTATCTTTAGGATGTACAGCTCATACGATCAACAGTAATGTAAATATCGGTATTTGTGTGAAAGCCCTTTGAGGAGGGCTTTTTAACTATTTAAGCTTCAATGTATTTATTTAAAATTATTACTACTTTTTTATAGTTTTCAATAACAGTTTTAGCAGCACTTTCTACAATTTCTTTATAAAATCCATCAAATTCTTTATTAGACATTGTTTGATTAGCCCTGTCTCTTATAGGCTGTAAAAGGTTACTAACACTTATATTAACTTCCGTGCTTAAAACTAATAAATCTGCCATTTCAGTCCTAATAGCTAACGTACTAACTCTAAAATATATCACCTCTAATTGATACTCAATATCCAAAAGACTGTTATTCATAGACGATTCTAAGTTTTTATAAACTGCTAAAGCTTTATTAATCTTTTCATTTTTATCATCAGAAGATAGGTTAATTTTTTTTAATTCAAACTGAGCTAACGCATAATGCTTATCCAATGTAAGTAAGCTAAAATTTGCTTTTTCATACAAATCTAAAATTTCTTGAGCTTTATTTGATCTAATTTCTAAATTGTGTTGTTTTTTCCAACTTGAAAATCCAATAATTGCTACAAGTGGAGTAATTACATAAGCAGTTGTAGTAATAATAGTATTTATTCCAGTCATACTAAAATTGCATTCTAAAGACTTCCCTTGGCATACAACCATATACTGAAAAAATCCGCAAACTACAAGAACACAAATATATATAAGCAAATAATATCCAACATATTTTTCAATTTCCTTCATATTTCTCTTCATATAAAATAAACTCATTATTCATAATATATTGTATTTTAGTCTTTTATAGTTATTAGTTCATCAAAGTTAAATGGATTTGTGCTCAATTTGTCCCGCGACATCGACCAGTTCCGGCCAGGAACAAAACATGGTCCGACTCCTATTTTCTTCTTTCCAAACTTACTATGGATACCATCCATAGCTTTCATCAAACATTCTTTTTTCTCTATGTGCTCAAAGTCAGTTAAGAGGTCATAGGTATGGCCAGATTTGGGCTCAAGTCCTGTCAGCACAACACCACATTTCTTATATTTAATTCCTTCTTTATAGATATTGTTCAACATCCTTGTCGCAGCTTTAACAAAATCAATTGCACAATCAGTCGGTTCTGAAAAAGATCCTGTAATAGATTTATTGTAAAAGGGCACATTCGGATCGAAGGGATTCGACTGTACAAAAGCAATCATACATCCGCATAAAAGCTCTTCATCACGTAGCCTTTTACATGCATCTTGCGCATACATTGAGATAGCTTCTTTTAGATCTGTTAATTCAGTTACGCGACCACCGAAAGACCGGCTGGCAACAATTTGTTTTTTTGATGGGGGAGTATGTTCGATCTCAATGCATGAGATGCCTTGTAATTCATAAATGGTTCTTGCCATCACAATTGAAAACTTCTTTTGCATCTCGCGCGGCTCAGCACAGGCTAGATCTAAAACAGTAGTTATACCCATTGATTGAAGCTTTTTTGCATGCTTACGACCAACACCCCAAACTTCTGAAACTTCGATATTCCCAAAGTAATATTCTTTGTTGCAGGGATCCATATTGACGAGATCGCAAACACCATTAAAGCCTTGATTTTTCTTAGCTATATGGTTAGATATCTTTGCCTCCGTCTTGCTGCGACCAATTCCTACGCACACGGGCAAACCAATCCATTTCCATATTTGTTGACGCATTTGCTGACCAACTTTTTCTAAATCAAAGTTTTTCTCATAAGCTGTGAAATCAACAAAGCATTCATCTATTGAGTAAGGCTCAACTTCTTCCTGATTGACGTACGAGCTCAGAATCTTGTGAAAACGTCTCGACATTTCTGCATACATTGCATAATTGCTTGAAAGTACGATTACGTTATGTTGCTGAACAATGTCTTTAATTTGAAAAAGAGGAACGCCCATTTTAATGCCTAACGCTTTTGATTCATTGCTACGCGCCACGGCGCACCCATCATTATTGCTGAGAACAATCACAGGTTTGTTGTTTAAACTTGGGTCAAAGACTCTCTCACAAGAGACATACATATTATTTACGTCTATGAGAAAAAAGACTTTGTTCTCATGTTTCATGACTTTCTAATCATTTTAATGACGCAGGTGACAACACCCCAGATAATTAGTTCTTGGCCTTCTTGAAGATAGATATTTTTATATTCTGGATTTTCGGCTTTTAGCCATTTTCTAGACTCTTCAATCATTAAACGCTTAACCGTAAAATCATTATCGATTAGAGCCACAACAATATCGCCATGTTTAGCATCTAAGCTGCGATCAACAATTAATTCGTCATCAATTTCGATTCCTGCATTCAACATAGATAAAGATGCAACTTTGACAATGAACGTGGCAGTTTCATTTTTTATTAAGTGCTCATTCATATCGAGAGCTTTGTCTATGTAATCTTGCGCTGGGCTGGGAAAACCTGCGTTAATCTTTTCTAATGCATAGGGGATAAGCATTTGAGTAGAACGTAAAACTAAATTTATTGAGATAACATCTGATAAAACAATAGATTGGTTGAGATAAGGTTTTATCTCAATAATGGACGGTACAATATCGCTCATAGCATTCCCCTAACTTGATTTTGTTACATAATCAAGATGATATGCTAGAGCTAGGTTTAAATTCAAATTAAAAAAATTGTGGATAAACAAGTAGAAGTCAAAAGTTGACGTTGCCAAAAGTGCATTTGGTCGGAAATTCTACACTTTTAATTAGCTGATTTTCTTGGTTTTGGAAAATAGTCAGCAGTAAATTCGTCTAAGGGCATCTCAAAGAAAAACTGATCAGCATCTTCTTTTTTACAGTTCAACCAATCTTCTCGATACTCTTCTGGAATGACGATAATCGACCTCTTTTCATCCTCAGGTTTATGAAACTGACTCATGAAAGGGTGATTATCCGCATTGATAGTTAACATCGACATTGATCTAACTTGTTGGCCATCAATCACCGTTGAATCATAAATTGCTGCCACTGTGAATGGCATGCCATCTTCACGATAAATTCCCCAACGTTCTGCTTTCCCATCCATATATTTTGGTTCATAAATCTTTTCTACAGGTATTAATGCAAATTGGCTTTTAGCCCATGCATGTCGGAAGCTAGGTTTTTTATCTACAGTTTCAGTTCTGGCGTTATACGTATACTTTGAGAATTTAAAGTCATGGTTCCATGGAGGAATCATTCCAAACTTAACTTGCCGCCATTCTATATGGCCATCTTTAGAAAATATAAGAGGGCAGTCGTAACCAGGATAAATATCGGCCTTATAGTCGAAGGTTGGTTCGAATAGATCTAATAGGTGAACTCGGTCTTTGTTTATTGGTTCGTAGTTAGCACACATAATCTTCTCATTCATATTTTTTTATAATTCTTGATAAATTATAAGTTTATAAATACCTTATGAACGTAAGATTATGGTTAAAAATGTTGTAAAAATTGGATGGATACTTACTTTTTGTGATATCAATAATTGTTTTTCTAATAATTAAGCAACCAATATCCTCTACTTTAAATTAAATTGGTGATTTAATTGCTGGTTTATCATCACCGCTTACTTTTCTTTAGGGTGTAGTAGGGGATTATCAGAGTCAACAAGCTTTACTTAATAAAACAAAGAGACATTTTTTTAATAATGATATAGATACTAATGACCTTTCATATGAAATATTTATATGTTAAATATATAAATATTTTAGAATTGATAATGATTTAATAGTTTTGGGGTTGAAGGAAAAGTATAGTATACATTTTTCTTATATCTACATCGTCATGGTTAAACTTAGATAAATAAAAATTAACTTTAAAAGTTTGGGTCTGCTCAAAACCATCGATATCTAGATAGTAAATTTTAATATAGTCGACTAAATTAGAGTCTTTATTATTTAATCTACTTGTATTTACTAGAATATTTAAATAAAAAAATTCATCTTTGGCAATATTTTTCTTAGAAATGGATAAGTTCTTTTCTGTCTTTGAGCTTGAAAATAATAATGAAAAATAGGAATCTTTCATAAACTCTTTTACATAACAATCAACCAGATGAGAGCTACTAGAAATTTTAACTTTAAAATGAAGTAGCTTCTCATTAAGTAATAAACTTTCAGGATGGGCTGATTGGGTCTCAAAATGAGCCTTTGTTATCTTTCTTCTATTTTCTTTTTCTTGTAATAAAATACTTAATTGTTTTTCAGCAATTTCAAGATTTTTATCTTGTTGCTTCATGTTTAAAGCTAACCATAAAAAAGCCAAAGGTGCAAAAATTCCAGAAAGAAAACCGCCAAACTCTCCGAGATTAATTGCTTTGAAATTAATATGTAGATTTCCCAAATGTAAAATTTGATTTTTATCTAACGGGAATGTCATTACAATTAATAAGATTAAAAAAATATAAAAAGTTAAAAAATAAACTATATTTTTAAAATTAAAAAATCTTTTAAAAAAGCCATAAAATTTATTAAATAAATTTATCATATTGAGCCTTAAAATTTATTAAATCATATATATTAAAATAATATTGTTGTTTAAATTAATTATTGCTAATTAATTTTTTAAAAAACTCTGAATTTTCAAAAATTTTTATTTCTCCCGTTTTACTGCAAGACGATAGATAAATAATATCATTTATAGGCTTGTTTTTTATTTTAAAAGAAAACCATAAATTTAAAAATTTTATTGAGACTAATTCATTATATAGAAATATAATAGTTTTACTCGGGTCTTCGATAATATCTAAATTGAGTTTAAAAGGAGCTGGAGCCATACTTTTCATTACTTCAATAAGGTTTATTGAGCTAAACTCAATTTCTGGATTAAGTGTTTTTGTCAAAAGTGCATCTCTGAATGGTTTGAAAACAATATCTTCAATAAAAGTTTGACCATAATAAATCGCTAAAAATTCATATCCAATTTTTAAGGCTAACAGTGCAAGATTTCTTTTTGTTTCTGGTTCTTCTAAATCAATTATTCCTGTTATTTCAGGGTTGTTAATTACTGTTCGAGCACTTTCCTCTGCTTTTTTTACAATTGAGTCAACCTGAGATATTATCCTTTCATATGACCACTCTAGTTGATTTTCTTTTAGTCGCCGCTGGATACCTTTAATCAACATATCTCGTAAGCGCGGAATATCTGAAATATCTAGTGAGCCTTCAATTTTTATACTACCTTCATCGGTTAAAAAAATTTCTAGCTTAGGTATCATGTAAAGAGAAAAATCATTTTGATATCTGAATTTTTTATCATCAATTTCATATGTATCAGATAAAGGATTGGTAATTTCTTTTTTCTTTCCTTTGATCTTATGTTGAAAGCCATGCAGTTTAAAGTACACATTATTCGATAAAGGACCTTCAACGCTGGATCCAAGTTGCTCATTGCATCCTTTACAAAGGTTTTTTGATGTAAATCTGCCCCCTATAAATTCTGGAATTAAATGTTCATCGGTTAAAACACTATTTGGTTTTGAAGAAGATGGCTCCTTTAAACAAATAATACATTTGGTAAAATTATCTTTATTTATAAAAAAATTATGCATATTTTGAAGTTTGAAATAAAATTTATTTTGATAATTATAGAATAAATAATTTTATAAATCTTTTAAATAAGCAGGAGGTATTAATCTCCTGCTTGCTCAATGATAATCAGGCAACCATTAACATCTTGGCAATTTCAGATGCAGTAGGATTGTAATAAGTATTCACCAAAACACTAATCGTTTTATGGCCAGTAATCTTCGCTAGGATCTCTACTGGTAAACGGTAGTCATGAACAAAACGTGTAATAGCTTCATGACGTGTATCATGAAACGTAATAACACCGTCTAAGCCAACTCTGCGTAAGTTACGTTGCCATATTAATCGAAAGGCATTAGATGTAAGAGGAACCATGCGGTTATCGTCAGGATCGTCTGGTAACCAAGAAAGTAATTCTTTTGCCTTAGCAGTTAAAGGCACATCACGAGAAGTACCATTCTTAGTATCTAATAGGCGAATGAAATCGGGAAATATTAATCGCTTCTCTACACTAAGTATTTCACCTTTACGCATTGCAGTTTCAAGCGCAAATAGAAATGACCAGGCAACTCGGTGTCTTGGCTGAACAGGTACTTTTCCCCATTCATAATCAAGCCCCGCTAAAACAGCATCTATATAGTTTTGATAAATCCTTTGATTACGTGGAGGAGGGGCAGTAGGTTTTGATATTTCTTTGAATGGATTTTCTTTAGTTAGAAATAGTTCTTTCCGAGCAAAGTCAAAAACAGAGCTATACATAGCCATTTCTCGAATGACTGTTGCACCTTTAACTTGCTTTAACCGTTTATCACGCCATTGTTTAACTAATGCTGGTGATAGGTCATGAATTGATTCGTCTGCTAACTTCCCCCAATTTTTCTTTAGGCATTTAAGCATTTGAACAATTAAGCGGGCACTCTTCATTTTTCTGCCTTCTTCTTGATAGTACTGTTCAAAAAGAGCATAGAAGGAGATATGGATTTTTTCAGGCTCAGGGTTAGTCTGTTGAGATTGTAATTCTAATAATTTTTTTGCGGCCCATTGTTCACACTCACTCGCAGTATCTCGAGTAGCTGTATAACGTTTGCCTAAATAACGGACAGTGATGCGCCACGCGTCTCCGCGCTTAACCGGCTTTTGCATAATAACACTCCAAATTTCGTGGTGTCGCCGCGACACCAAAATTCGCGAATGCCTAAAAGACATCCACTTTTTTGGTGTCGCAACGGAAATATAAAGCGTTTTTTAATGCGAATTTTGACTATTTTGAGTAGTCAAAGCTGACCGATCGACAATAAAAAACAGGCCACATAACTAGTTAAAGTTATGCAGCCTATTGATTTTAATACATAAAATCTTGGAGCGGGAAACGAGACTCGAACTCGCGACCCCAACCTTGGCAAGGTTATGCTCTACCAACTGAGCTATTCCCGCAATGTGAGCACATTATAGAGTGTTTCACTAAAGTGTCAACACTCTTGTGATTTAATTGAACATTTAATCAGCACGACGCCAAACTGTACCTTGACGTGTATCTTCTAATACAACACCTTGGTCGAGTAAAGACTGACGAATACCATCTGCTTTAGCAAAGTCTTTTGCTTTTTTCGCATCAACACGTTGTTGAATGAACTCTTCAATTTCAGCATCAGACAAAGCAAGCGCTTCTTGTCCAATATCTGATTTTAAGAAATCATCTACATTGTGTTGTACCAAACCTAAAATGTCGGTGAGGTGACGTAATGTCGAATAAAGCACAGTCGCTTGGTCAGCTTGTTCTTCTTTTACAGCACGGTTTAACTCTTTGTTAAGCTCAAACAATACAGCCATTGCTTCGGCAGTGTTGAAGTCATCACACATGGCATTGTTAAAGCGTTCAATAAAGCTTTGATCAAGCGTTTCAGTTTTCGTTTGACCATACACTTGTTGGTAAGCTTTAAATGAATGATAGAAACGAGTTAAAGACGTTTTTGCTTCTTTGAGTGCCACATCAGAGAAGTTCACAGGACTACGATAGTGTGAAGACACAATAAAATAGCGGATCACTTCAGGGTGGAATTTCTCCATCACGTCACGAATCGTAAAGAAGTTGCCTAAAGACTTAGACATCTTTTCACCATCAACGTTAATGAAGCCAACATGCATCCAGTAGTTTACATATTGCTCACCAGTCGAAGCTTCACTTTGCGCAATTTCATTTTCATGGTGCGGGAACATTAAATCTGAACCACCACCATGAATGTCAAAGTGATTGCCTAAGCAGCAAGTCGACATTGCAGAACATTCAATGTGCCAACCCGGGCGGCCATTACCCCAAGGAGATGCCCAAGATGGTTCATTTTCTTTTGCATGTTTCCAAAGTACAAAGTCAAACGGATGTTTCTTTTCAACTTCTACATCAACACGCTCACTTGCACCAGCTTGCATGTCATCAAGCTTACGGCCAGAGAGGCGACCATATTTTTCGAATTTAGTGACTTCAAAATAAACATCGCCGTTTGAAGCAGGGTAAGCAGAACCTTTATTGACTAAATTGCCAATCATGTTTTGCATCTGATCGATATATTCAGTCGCTTTAGGTGCTTCATCTGGTGCTAAACAGCCTAAGTTCGCCGCATCTTCATTCATTGCATCGATGAAACGCGTGGTGAGTTGTTGGATTGTTTCACCATTTTCATTCGCACGTTTGATGATTTTGTCGTCAATGTCGGTAATGTTGCGAATGTAGCGAACATTCCAGCCTTGACTACGTAAGAAACGAATAATGTAGTCAAATGCAACCATAACTCGAGCATGCCCGATATGACAGTAGTCGTAAACGGTCATACCGCAGACGTACATATCGATGTGACCTTCTTTGCGAGGTACAAATTCAACTTTTTTTCGTTGCTCAGAGTTATATAAAACAAACGGTTGCAT